CAGCTTCCGACAAGGCATAGTTCACCAGGCCCTTGTAGCCGTACTCATCCGACAAGGCAACCTGTCGCACTTCTTCAAGCTTGTCGATAGCTTCCTTTTCACCGACAACAGTGAGGAAGATGTCATCCTCAGTGGACGTCAGGCAACCGAAAACATGTGCAGTTCGCTCTAAAGCCTTGCCAATGATGTCTTCTGGATCAGAAGAGCAGTACCTTATCTGAGCTGGGTGGGCCAGCTTGGCACCATATTCATCCCTCAGCACGTCATTAGCAAGGACATAATCAGCCCTACGAATGAACTGCGCCGCCAATTCAACTGGATGCTTCACGATGCCCACCACTCCACCAGATACACAATAGCGACAGCAGCCGCACCAACACTAGCCAGAACATCCGGCCAGATTTTTTGTGCCTGTGTTCGTTGACTTCCACCAGGCCAAGGCAGCCCATACAGCGCTAACAATCGACCAGATAATAATGTTGAAAACAATCACGAAAAGCCCCTTTCAACAGTAACTTGTTCATCAAGGGTGTCAACCGTAACCCTCAAAAAGTAAGCATATGGTTCTTCCCACATAGGAACCTCAATTTCAGCCTCAAAAGTATTGCAATCATCCCAAGCCCACTCCAAAGTATCAATAAGCGTATTTCGGTGGTACTCTGGCAAATCAGGACAAAGGTCAACAATACCCTCTGGTGAAAACTTAAGCCCTGGCATTTTTGGTTTAATAGCCATGATGATCAGTACCCCTTATGAACCAGATGGGTGTGGCCGAGATTGCGTAGGATATGAATGAACATCTCAGCATCATTCCTCACGGCCCCATAGCAGCTCATCCACTTATCTTCGCAGTGCATCCATTCGCCGCCACAAACAGCAATGACCATCCCCGAACGGGCCTTCCACAAGTCATCAGGCGTAGTGATCGTAAACCCTGTAGCGTTACCGTCAATGTCCTTCAGCTCGACAGGTACCTTGTTGTCATGAGCAAGGTAATTGATCCGGATTTCAAAAGACCTGTACACTTCATAGGCTTCATCACGCTTGTGAGCGAGATCAGTGTACTTGGTCAAAAGTTCTTCAATGTTCATGTTGTTCTCCTTTTTGTTGTGTTGGTTGGTTGGTTGATTGGTTGATTGTTAGCAGCTATAAACACGGTGGCCCGGATCGACAATCTCAAACGAGTATGTACGACACAGCTCACTGAAAGTGTCTTCACTGTAGTAGTTGCCCTTGTTATCCAACCAGTAGTAGGTCAGCTCACCAAGGATCAAGAAGAAGCTCTTGTTCAGCTTTTCGACACGCACGCACGCGCCGCTGCTGAGCTTATTCAGGGCAATCACGCAATCCATAGGACACCCCGAATAAACAGCAAGACCCCAAAGGTGAGCATCGACAGCCCGGTGCAGCCAAGGAAAAAGCAGACAGCACCCGACGTGAAATCGTAGTCCCAGTTTTCATAAACAAAGGCAGCGCAAAGGACTGCAACAGCGACGCACATCAGCCCTAGCAGGCAAAGGATAATACCAAGTACCATCACAGCCCCCAGTAAATAATCTTCGGGAGGTTGGTGCGGGCACACATCATCTCAGCGAACTGCTCATGCGACAGCCGCATATTTGTGTACAGCACCCATGGCTTGTCATTCTTGTTGGTGACGGGCGCACGGAACGCCTCCATCTTGAAGTGGTTGTACCCACTGTAATTAATAAGTGTCCCCGCTGGAATCTGCCTACTATCGAGGGTAATAATCTCACCGTTGGTGTTGATGCACGTGAACTCCGTGGACGACAGGGGCAAGCCGTCGTTGTCGGCAGCACACTCCAGCTCGGTGGGTGTGTCGTTGCAAGACATTGTTGTTTCTCCTTTGCGTTAGGCGTTAGGCGTTAGACGTTAGACGTTAGACGTTAGACGCGAAGATGACATCGACAACCTGGTCCGGCTGCAAGATGTATTCCTCCATCTTTTCGATTGTGATGCTCTCACCCACTGCTCTTTGCTGTTAAACACCCATACGGTGCTAGTGGGCTTTCGCAAGAGGATGGTGGTGCCCAGATCAAGCAGGCGCTCGTATGCGATCCAACGGCCTGTTGAGATACAGAACTTCATGATTTCTCCTTTCGTTGTTGATGGTTTAAGTATAGAAGGGGAAGGGTCGTAGGTCAAGAGGATACAATGTGACTTGATAGTCCCGAACGCACGACAATAGTCCTAAATACACGGGCGGGTATGACACCCCCCCCCTCCTCCCGCCTCCTATAGCATATGATTTTCTTTTTGTCAAATCGGGGCTCCAAAACCTGATGTGTCAAGTGATTCTCCCTGCCAGTGCCTCTCTAGCCTCGGACTAGATGCAAACCTACACCCGAACCACTTTCGTGACCCGGGTCACACAGTTCCCATCCCAACACTCACCCATAACTTAGGTAAGCCTAACCTTACTAACGTGGCTCGCGCCACCTAACCTAACTTAGGTCTACCTAACTAAACTACCCACCACCTAACTTACCTTGCCCTTACCTCACCTCACCAACTTCAACAAACCAACACGAACTAGCAACAACCAACAACACGAGGCTCCCAGAAAATTGCTCTCGCGAAACACCCCCATTTTTTATTACACACAAATAAATTTATTTACACACAATCATGAATTTATTAACACACAAACATCTACGTAAATATCTACGTAAATAAGATGTTATTACAGACAAAGATATCTACTATTAATAATTTTATTTATATATAATCATTATTATTTATATATTAATAAAATTAAATCCCGCATCAGCTGCGCTACGCGCGCGAGGAAAAGCATAACTATGCATTCGGATGCATAGTTATGCATACCCTTGTTTTTCCTTGGTTTTCTCTCTGTTCTTTACCTTCTCTTTACTATTTCCTCTCTGGTTTTTTACCATTTCTTTTCTGGTTTTTACCTTCTCTTTACTGTTTGCCTGCATAACTATGCATTCCCTCCCCATATTCAATTGTCCTGACATTTCACCTAAGCCGCTCTGAGCGACTTTTACCCCTATCCCTAGGCCAGGACACTACCCCCACCCTGAAAGTCGCTCAGAGACGCTTCTAGACCCCTTAAACACCCCCTCCCACCTCAACGCACCCCGGCCTGTCGCCTCACCCTCGCACACACGCACGCGTATAGCACACCAAACCCAACCATGCAACTTAAGCAACAAAGCTATCCACATCGTGAGATGTCAAGACAACTAGACACACCCTGTCGAACATAAACTGCATCCACCAAAGTGTTACCTGTTTCACAGCATAAAAACCTTGACTTTTTTCTTCCTTGTTGATAAACTGCCAGGGTCACCGCCCTGAGTATGTGTAGAACACACACACACACACACACACACCGCGAGGATAATTAAAAGCCGAGGCCCACACCAGCCAGCTATTGACCCCGCCTGTCGAACATACCAGTTTACGGCTAGCTAACTCGCGTTAGTTGAGCTTTCGTGACCCCGCCTGACGCACACTAACCAAGGCCCCGCCTGACGCACACTAACCAAGGCCCCATGATGTGACGCAGAACACACATTATCAAGTTGACAGCCACCTAGCACCTTGCTAAGGTGGAGTCATCGGCAAGGGAAACCCGGCCAGGACGCGAAAGCGACCGCCGAGACGGCCCCGGGCGAGTACCTGAGTCCGAACGATCTTTGTGAACTGAATTACACACGGGGGCTTGGCTTGCATCCTAGCCGTGAACGTCAGCAGCGTTCACCGTCTGCCCGTGTCGGCTAGGATGCGAACGCGCCGAAACTTTACGTTCGGTCAGTAAAATAAGCGTGAGCGCATGCCTAGGGCCGTAGGATGCTTTGTCCTGACAAAGTTGCTAGTTCAATTCTAGCTCGGCTCACCAAATTCTTGAACAAACAAATGTGACGCGGTTCACACGCTGTCAGCTTGACACGGCCCCCCAGGGGGCGATAGACTGTAGTCACAAGGTCAAACACTACACCGAAAGGTTACCTACCATGCTCATGCTGTCCGACCCCACCACTAACCGCCTGCCCGTGCTGCCCCTGCCGTTCCCCGACTACGAGTGCCTTAAGCATTTCTTCGCTCACGTGCCCGGCTTCAACGCCTACGACGCCGCGAAGTGGGCACAGATTACCGAGCGCGCCGCCTACGGCGACCGTATGGCTCTCGCCCGCCTTGACGCGGCAGGGTTCGCCCTGATGGTCACCACGCGGCTCTGACCCCCACGCCCGGCCCCCTCGCCCGGGGCCGGGCACCCTCCCTCCCAACACACCCAAGGAACTACCATGTTTCGCCTTACTGTTGACGATGAATCCCGTGCTATGTCCGCGTGGGCTAGCAAGACGGCCCTACACGTAGGCGTGGATGTGATCTACGCGCCGCGCTGGGCAACACACGTCTGGCAAGCACCTGACGGGCACCTGTACTACGTGAACGAGTCTGACATTGCTCAGATGCCCCTGACTATCACACCTGAGTGCTTTAAGCAGCTCCACCGCTAAGCAGTGACACACATCACAACCTAACAAGTTGGCAACCGCCTAGCAGCGGTGCTAGGCTGAAAGCACAAACCAAACCACACACAGAAAGTGAAACAATGCTCTACTACGACTACTTTGAGGTCACCAACGCTGTCCGAGCATTCGCGGGTGACTTCGACCTCACTGCATTGATTAACGTCCTGTTTGAGGAATTGCCCCCACACCCCGAGTATGGCACGCTTTTTATCGAGCGAGAGTACACCGACGAGGAGATTCAGGCGTGCGACGTGACCAACTGGGTTTCTGCCTACGTACCCACCGACTCAGGTGAAATAATGCTTGCCGAGCGCTGGTTCACATCCCCCAACCATGGTCCCGTACACGTGGGCGCTTGGGTGGATGGGAGCGGCACAGTGAGTCTTTCTCTCGCGACGGTTGAGCAAGGTGGGCTGTCGCCGTGGAACAGCGGCTGTCGTTTCATTGCGGACACGCTTAAGCCTGAAACATTGGGAGCATTTGACCGGGCCTACGGTTCTCGCAAAGCCTGGGAGTCCGACCTGGCTACTGTCGAAGCAATGATTAAGCACTCCTGACTTCAACATCCCCGTATCAATGGCGACAAAGCCCAGTTCGATCCTGGGACGGGGAACGATGCGCAAACAGCGCACACACACCAACAAACCGAAAGGCGAATTATCATGGCACACACGTTCAAGACCGATCCCGACTGGGTTAAGGAAGCGCGCGGGGAAGCATGGCACCCCTCCCGGTTCGCCCGCTACGGGTCTGCGTACACCCGGCACACCCGGGACCTGTCGAAGCGCATCCGCGCCCGTGAGCGCCGCGAGATGGACCGCATCATGCGGGACCTTGAAGCATGGGAGGGCTACGTCCCCACGGGTAACAGCGTGATTCGCGAGTTCGACACCGCTACCAACGCTCACGCCTGGTTCGGGTACTAGGCAACAAACCAACGGGACGGGCCTAACGGCCCGTCCCCACACAGAAAGACTGAAACAATGGCATACCGCACGTGTACAATAACCGACCACGTTTTGTACAATTTCGAGACGTTTCCCGTTTACAATGGTGTAGTTGATCATAAGTCGCTTTGCCGTTGGTTTGGGAGCGTCCCCGGCTACGACGTGGTTAAGGCCGCGAAAATGGCTATTGCCGTCAATCTTGTTATCCTGGGGGATGCAAAGCAGATGCGCGTGCTCACTAAGGCTGGATTCAGCCTAACGTTCCACTAACAGAAAGAGTGACCATGGACAACCAGATTACCGAAAAACAGTACGTGCAAGCTAGCGTATTCATCGCTGCTTTCGACTTGCAGACGCTTGTTATGGAAACGAGTGCGCTTGTTGAAGCCGTGAAGTAATGGGGGACAGTTTATCAATGTGAGTCAGTTCACGTACTAACAGCTTGACAACAACCCGACAACCAGATACTATTAAGTCATAGGCAAACACACAACAGAAAGTGAGAACACAAATGCGAATCAACAAGGACACCATGCAGGTTATCAAGGCCACCACGGCTGCCAAGATCACATTCAAGAAAATGGCTGTCGAATACCGGGACAACGCGGAAATGTTCGCCGCTATCGACGCGGTAGTGAGCGCCCTGGATGGCCTGGCAGACGCGGCTATTGCATCTGAGATTGGAGACTGAGCAATGGATATGGAAGTCTCGTTCGATAACCAAATGTTTATTGTCGCCGCCCTTGAAGCTCACATTAAGTCTCTTAAGGAAGAGTGTGAGCTTCTGAATGAGCCGTTGGTTACAAACACAATTAACCAACGCATTGAGGATATTACTCCAATTCTAGAGGCTATGAGTTGTGGTGAGTATGCCCTAGAATTGGTAGAAGCCTAGTCAACTAGGCATCCCGGCCCTGTCGGTAGGTAAATGTGGGTTCGACTCCCACGCCGGGAACTGCACTAACCAAGGCGGTTAGTCAAACACAGAAAGCGAACGCGAAATGCAAGACACAACATACGCCATGGTCACCCGTTGGACCGAGTACCGTACGCCTAGTGGCCGTTGGTCTAGGGTGCGGTACAACGAAACGCAGGAAGATTTCAAGCCACACAACCTGTCGCACTTTTTCAGTCCCCACTTCCCGGGTGAGCGGCGACAGTACACCTACTTTGCTCAGGGCTACTTGCCTTACCGTGTGACCGTGCCGTCCCCGGATGGTACGCAGCGGAGCGTCTACACGTTCGACTACTACACCGGCCCCCGTGAGATTACCAAGTACGAGTACGAAAGCGAGAACAACGATGTTGCCTAACGAATACGCCTACAAGGTCGCTAAGGCCCTCGTTTGTCCTGAGCTTACGGTAGAGTTTGCCACTGAGGTAATTAACGGGGAAGTCTTTGGTAGCACTATCTGGGACGATGTTTGCACTCTAACCGGCGGTTGGTGCAATGACGCAGTAGTGTTCCTTGCGTGGGACAAGATGGGCCGCCCAGACGAAAGGGAATACCTGGAACCTAACTATGATAGTGAGCGGGACCCTGCCTGTCGCCGCGCAATGGCCGCTAACGCCCGCATCTCTGCTATGGCTGAGTGTGTGGCAGATGCACTGCGTTCTGTCGTTGCTGAGATTATCGTGAACGAGGGCTGGAAGTGTGTGTCACTTGAGGAATGGGACGGTGATATCGACAATGCTTCATGGTTGCTAGATGGTTGTGACGTATTAGGCGTTTACACCGAAAGTTGTCTAATCAAACCTAACGGAAAGTGAGAATTAGCATGTTGCCTAATTGGTATGGAATTGAGGGTATTGGTTTCGAGTGGCGCGGTGCTTGGTCAGACCCGCTGTTGCACTACAAGGGGCGAACTTTCTACAACTATGATATTGAAGACGCGTTGTGGGAATATTATATGGAAGATGGTGGCGACCCAGATAGTGACAGTGAGTGGGTAGCCTATGTGACTGCCAACGCTGTTGATTACCTTGATAACCTTATTTTTGAGATTTGGGGTGAGTAATAACATGTGGGAAGAATTGCTGAGTGTCATTACCGACCGTTACTGCCCGCTAGAGTCTATGCAGGAAAACGTGGCTGGTTACGTTGATCCTGATAAGGGCTGGGACCTAACACGTGTTAACCCCTGGTTTACCGAACGCGGCTATGAGTTTGTAGGTTATCTCGATCTGTTCTCGGAAAATGAGCCTAGCGGTGTGTACGTCAATGTTGACGGGTGTGTGTGGCACTGTCGCACTAACACCTATGACAACAGTATCTATTGGTACTGGGAGTCCGATAACGAGGGCGATACCCTTGACGAATTGCGTTTCCTACACGGCTACGCGCACATGTTCATTTGGGACAACGACACAAAGACATGTGAAGTAGTCAACATGGCAGAATGACCAACAACCTGATAGACTAGAGACAACAAACCAACCAAGCGAAAGCGAGAATGACATGATTAAGATCGACAACCTTGAAGTGCTCAAAGACTTTGACACTGCCGCCGCGTACCGTGCTCAGGACCTTGGTTTGGAGCCGGGAGAATGGGACTTTGTCACTTGCAACGGTGGCCTCCAACTCTACGAGGACTACGAGGAATTGGCCGCCGATGCGATGGACGATACCGAATCACCAATTGTACTACTCGGCAAGGAATACAAGCCCAGCGAAATTGCTAGGGAGGTAGATCCCGCTGGTTGGCAATCATTTGTCGAACTAGGTATCGCGTTCGCCATTGCTAACAACCAGATTAGGAAGATCATTTAATGTTCGCGGCCGCATACTACACCCTGTTCCTGTTGGCTATCCTTGCCCCTGTCGGCGCATATTGTTACCGCGTAAAACAGAGGGACAACAACAATGACAATTAACCTGGAAGAACTAATGAGTCTACCCGTAGCACCTAAGCCGCTACCTGTTGTTATCCCAGCATGGGAGATAGGTGTAGATTACGGCTTAGTACACGGGCAAGATGACTACAACTGACACCACAAAGAAAGTGAGAACAACTATGAATACTGAAAACCTCGTCAACAAGATCACCAAGCTTAACGCTGAGATTGCAGCCCTGACTGAAGCACGGGACGCGCTTAAAGCGGAACTGTGCACACAGTTCAACGCGGGGGACAAGCTCACCGTGGGAGACACTAAGGTCACGTTTGCAGTGCGGCGGACGATTAACGCGGCGGCGGTTGAAAAGCTTGCAGCGTTTAAGAAACTGCCAAAGGCCGTGCGTGAGAGTGTCTACGATAAGCCTAAGCTCAACACTCGTAAGCTTGCGGCGTTGGAGCTTATTGATCTGTCACCTGCAACTACTGTGTCGGATGTTTACGCACTGTTCCGATGAAGTGGAACCAGTACGGGACGGGCAACAGTGAATACACTGTCCAACAGGTTGAAGCTGTTGCCCGTTCCCTGGAAGATAACGAGTTGGTGGAGTACTCCACCATGTGGCACGAGGCGGTACGCCAAATGCGGGCCGCCGAAATTATTCACCAAAACCTAGGCGTTGGAGCCGAAATTGAATTGCCTAACGGCCTGTCGATCTATATTGAAAGTGAGCGCAAATGAGTATTAAAACCATCGCAGGACAGGATTACGAGGATGTGTGTGTCTTCCAGTCCGACAACGGCAACATCTACGTTGCCATGCGGGACACTGATACACCCGAACCTGTCGAACTAGTCGGGAATCCCGACATGTTCACCTATGGGTGTGTCGAAAGCGACAGTGAGTGCACACTTTTTAAGCGCATCATGCGGTTCTACGAGGTACACGACGTGGCCCTGTATGACCTGGATGTGACGGATATCTTTGAGGGCTACTGCAAGTGCTTCAAGTTCCCAGGTTGGCAAGACTATGACTACCATAACGAGCGCGGCGTGCTGTTCATGGTGCATAAGTCGCTGGGTACCGCTAAGCAGTGGTTGAACTACTGTGACATGTGGGACGTGAAAGACGTGTGGCGCATCATTGACCAAGCCAAGGGCGTTACTGTCGGGGCCATCTACGCTGAAAGCGGTCGGGACGCAGTTCAACAGTATCTCGACAAGGGAGACAATGCGTCTCTCATCACCATTATTAACAATGCACTAGGGAGGTTCTAATGTTTTCTGACTGGGTAGACGGCGACACATTCAACTTGCATGAGCTGAGCGATGACATTTTCAATGAGCAATTTAGCTGCAACAACATCGACGGCTATCAGCGTTCCAAGGACAGTGAGGTGGATGCAGAGAACGCTTGGGAGTATTGGGATGACAACAGTCTGCTATATGACTTTCTCGAAAACTTATTTGAGACTATCGGCTTTGTCGAATGGGACGATAAGCCGAGCGACGGGCGTTTCATCTGGATTCAGGATTATGAGATGCTGGTTGTCAAGCCCGGCGATATTGAACTGCCTACGAATGTTACTGCGACATTCGACAGGGACTCTCTGTATGAGTGCCAGTACGCACAGGGAGTTGTCCGGGACGGTGTGTTCTACTGCACTGTCGTTGCAAGGGAGCTTGACTAATGCAGATGCCCTGGACAACAGTTGAAGCGTTGACGAAAGATGGCAACGTTCCTTATGAGGGGCAGGACTCTGGGTTCATCTGGGAGGCAGAGAATGGGATCATTATGTGCGATCCTAGGCTGGCTGTCGTTGACTTCCAGACTGAATACAAACTGACTGAGTAAGAAATTAAGGCACTGCCATATGCCGAGGGCATTGTTAATGATGGTGTCTTTTACGTAGCATCCGCACTAATTAAGGGGAGCTACTACAATGCAGACTGAACTTAGGGGGTTACTAAATGGCTTTCTCACCGCGCCACTACCAGGACCGTGTACTGGAAGGCTTGGCAAACTCTAAGACGCCTTACACGGGCCTGATTGGCGCGGGCCTCGGCACAGGCAAGACGGCAATGAGCGTGTGGAACGCGCTTAACGCTTTCGGTGAGCGTATCGGGGACCAGATTATCCTGATCGTTGCCCCTGTCCGTACCGAGTCCGGCTGGCGCTCACACTGGAAGACCCTCGCGGGTATCGACATGCGTACGCTTAGTGGTAAGAAAACCAAGGCCGCGCTTGCAGTGTGGGGCGATCTGAAAAACCGTACGCCCGGCGTGTACTTTATCACCTGGGAGCTAATGCGGTCCCGCAACAAGGAAAAGCGCTGGGACGGACGTGCGAAAAAGTACGTCTTCAAGAGTATGTCTAAGCCATTCTACGGTGTTGAGTTTGGGATGGTTATTGCCGATGAATGGCATCGCGCGTGCAACCATGCCTCGCTCAACTTTGACGTTGCTCGACACATTAAGGCACAGTACCGTCTCGCACTGTCGGCAACGCCCGCTGGGAACAAGCCCTGTAACATCTGGGCAGCATTGAAGTTCTTGTGGCCTAACCACTACGGTGGTTACTGGGACTTTTGTGAGAAGTTCTTTAAGGTGGAACTTAACCCCTGGTCGGCCTACGGGAAAGACTTTTCGGGGGAAAAGTACCCGGGCATGGTGCGCCGTGGCGCGCCGTCCTACCACGAAGTTTCACAGGCCGAAGCCAACCCTGAGCTTCCTGGTGTCGTGATCCACCGTGTTGAGGTGGAACTGACTAGGCAGCAGCGCAAACTCTATAACGAGCTGGAACAGGAGGCTCTCACGTTCCTAGGTGACTACCCGCTGGCACTGTCGATCCCGATGGAACTCGACACCCGCTTGCGTCAGATGACACTGGGAGTACCCTCATTTAATGAAGACATGACTGTCGATTACAGGGAAGACTGCAAGTCGTCCAAGCTCGACGCCATGATGGACATTATTGCTGACCTGCCTGAAGATGAACCTGTCGTTGTGTGGGTTCACTCTCAGAAGTTCATTAAGGCTGTCTTGTACCGGCTGAAGAAAGCTGGGATCAAGGCCCTTGAGATTAGTGGTAAGTCACATGGTGACTTCCAGGCTATGATCAATGGGGATGCCCGTGTGCTTGTTATCCTGCATGAAGCCGGTGCGGAGGGTATTGACGGATTGCAGCGAGTGTGTCATACTGAGATATGGCTGAGCCAGTCTAACAGCCTTGTGATTAACGAACAGGCAACAGGCCGACTCAACCGACAGGGTCAGACTACGGCTGTTAACCGTTTCCTGATTCAGGCGACCGACACAGTAGATGACCGTGTTCTAGGACGCTTGCAGGAACGATTCGATAAGCTCAAGGCATCCGGCCTAATCTAAAAAAACTGAAAGGAGACATCTTGTCTAGCAACACCACTGAATACAGTACTTCCTGGACCTACTTCATCTTCTGCATCCTGTTTATCGTGACGGGAGTTTGGTTCCCGTCGTGGTTCATGTGGATTGTCTGGGCTTTCGTTGGCTACATTGCAATGAAGGTTGTGCTGGTTGTTATTGCCCTTATCGCGGGAGTGATTATCGTACGTAAGATTAGGAACCTGGGGTGAATGATGGAAATTGTAGAGTTCAATCATACAACAGCAGCAAACCTTATGAAGAAGCCTGTGGAGAACTATTGGCTCGAAGATAAGGTTGCTTATATCAAGTTCACGGATGGCTCGACCGTGGGTATCCACCCGCTTTTCGATAGCTGGGACATGTTTGTGAATCTGACTGAGCGTGACAACCTGGATAGGGACAAGTCGGTAGATGATAACCAGACTGCATATGTGTTTAGTCGTAAGGATGGTGACAGCTCATACACATCCCGTATAGTATCTATTGAGTTCGACACCATCCGCTATTACATTCACTACAGCGTGAACAAGGTTGTACGGACATACATCCCGATCATTGAGTTTCACTATTACGAACCAGGAGAATCAGTTGGCAATTACAATTCGTGATATCTACGCGCCTATTTTGGGCTATGGTTGGGAGAATCTTCCCATCCGTTACAACAAGCGACAGTACCTTGATATCGAAGATGGCCTTGTCACCATGCCTAGTGGCGCGGTCATGGGCACTGGCATACTGCCTAACGGGCGGCTGGTTCTACTCAACGACAAGGGGTCAGTGTGTGCTCAGTGGTGGAGTGGCACAGACGAAATGGCTGTTGTCGATCCATTCGACAACAAGGTCTTCACTGTGCCACACACCGAGGATCTGAAGTGCAATGCACGCGAGATGGTCTCAGCACATATCGACATCGAGAAGGCCCGGCCTATCGACCTGTCGATCATGTGGGTGGACCACATAGCGGGCGAGTGTGGTTTCTACGCTGAAGACATCAGTGTCGGTGAGAACCACTACACTGACCGGCTGAATGGCAGTATGCTGCTTGCACTCACCGAGGACGAGGACGGTAACTACGTCGTGGGACGTAACTCCATCTTGTGTCGTCTGCTGCGGTACGTCGATGGGGATAGGTTCTCGTTCACTGACTATCGGAAGAAGTCGGGGCCTAGTCTGCTCACCGACAGTGGTTCACTGACGGATTACGCACGGAAGATTCTTGCGTGGGCACAGAGTCTCACGCCTGAGCAGCGGGAGATTCTGTCTCGATGAGAGAGTTCATCAAGGCCGCTCGTGACGAGGCTGCTAAGTCTCGGTGTGATCGTGCCCATGTTGGGTGTGTGATCGTTGACCGCGCGACCGGTCGTGTGGTGTCCCGTGCTTTCAATGAGACACCACACGGCTTGGAGCCGTGTGACACAGGTGGTCACCGAATGATTGATGGGCACTGTGTTAACACGGTTCACGCAGAACGTGGTGCTATTCGTAAGATGCAGTCACATGATAGTGAGTACACGCTGTACGTGACTCACTACCCGTGCCAGGGCTGCGCTCATCTCATTGCGTCATGCCCCGATATCGTTGAGGTTGTGTACCTTGGCGACTATCGAAACTCCAATGAAGCCACCGCCCTATTGATGGGCCTGTCGAAAGGTGTTCACCACGCAGAAGAAGATTGTTCTTCAAGTCCCGCCTGAGTATTTGTGGGATATCATTGACATCAACAAAGTGAAGAAGACCGGATGGGAGGTTAAGTCTGGCTCAGATAAGGTCACACGTAAGATTCCGACGGTACCTATCTTTGGTACACGGGAAATGTGGAAGACAGTCAAGCCGGGAGACATTCTGGTTTTTGTCGAGTCATCGGTTGATGACCTGCACACATACGCATGGAACCTCCATGTGATGAGTGAGGCATTCTATAAGAAGTGGGAAGCTAATGAGTGAAATCTACGACCGGATTATCAAAGAACTCACCAAGCCCTCTGCAAGAGACAAGCAGCGTAAGGTAGGACCTAGTGAACTAGGAGACTTGTGTGAGCGCTGCTTGGCAGAGAAGCTACTGGGTGTCCACCAGGACGAGAATACTCATCCCTTGGCCCCAATGATCGGTACAGCTTTCCACCTGTACCTTGAGAATGTTATTGGCCTCAAGGATTACTTGAAGGAAACCAAAGTCACTGTCGGCACAATCAAAGGGTATGGTGACATTAGTGGCACTGCTGATGGGTTTGATGCTTCGACAGGCCATGTCGTAGATTATAAGGTCCTGTCGAAGAAGAAGATCAAGGCATTTTCGTCTGCCACGTTCTTTGACGAGGACCGTAACCCTGAGTTCTACTCGGACTCGATGACCGAAGGCCAGCTCAAAAAGTACTACTATCAAATGATGTTGTACGGTTTGGGTCTTGAAAACGCTGGCTATAAGGTGAATCACACCTCACTGGTTTTGTTCCCACGAGACTGTACTGTAGAATCTGTCATGGTTGCAAGCCATGAGCTGTGCTTTAAGTACAGCCGTGACGCAGCTCTTGCAGTCCTTGAACGTGCTAATCAAATCTTCAAGTGGGCCAACGAAAACCGGGACAACCTTGGAGAACTCGACAGCCACCCCGGATGCTACTACTGTGCTTTCAAGCGCTAAGAAAGGAGAAACATGGGAAAGTTTGATTCATTCCTGAAGGGAATTGATATCGAAGTGTCTGATCCCCGAACCACCACACCTAAGCTAAAGGTCCTGCTCTACGGACCCTCTGGCACCGGCAAGACCTCGCTAGCATCCTCGGCCTCTAAGGTTGAGGAACTGGGACCAGTCCTCTATGTTGACTTGGAACGAGGAACAGCGCCCGCTGCCAAGTTCGGTGATCTGGATAACATGCTCATTGTCCAGCCTGCCACCTATAAGGAGTTCGCGGACCTCCTCGTTAAGATCAGCGACGAAAAGGATAATCCCTTCAAGACTGTCATCATCGACACGGTTGACCGCTTGCAGGAACTTATCAAGCTGCACTTCATGGCAGTCAATCCAAAGGATTCCTTCGCCATGTGGGCGGCGGCGTACGACAAGGTTCTCGACCTTGTTAATACGATTGCCTTTGACATGGGCTTGAACATCATCACGATCACGCACGAATCCCGCGAGATTGTAGAGACGGAGCGCTTGTCTCAGATTGCCCCGGATTTCGAGGGCAAGAAGAGCTTTAAGAAGCTCCCTGCAATCTTCGACCTGATCGGTCGAATGACCTGGGAGGATGTGGGAGAGGACGGGGAAGAACAGCTCATCACAGTTCTTACCGTTAAGTCCGCTTCAAGCGTCCTAACCAAGACCAGGTTCGACAACATGCCCGCGTTGATCGGCAATCCATCGTTCGACAAGATCATGGGCTGGGTGCATGAACACTACGACATCAAGGAGAAGGGCGAATGATTGAGTACCTGTCGATCAAGGATGTCTCTGAGATGACCGGGGTTAATCGGACTACCATCCTGTACCGTCTCCGAGCAGACAACAAGACCTTCCCCGCGCCCGACGCGGTTATTCGACACGGGCGAATCAACACCTACGGTTGGCTGCCCAAGTCAATCGACCACTACAACGAACTCAACAAGAAGAAGGAGAACTGATCATGATTAACTTTGACGAGCTTATGACCCTTGACGTTGCGGAGTCCATGAGCTTTGACCCCCTGCCCAAGGGCCAGTACAAGGTGGCTGTCGATGCCTGTGAGCTGGGAGAGTCCAAGGCTGGCAAGCCCATGTACACCGTGGACTTTGTTGTTACCGAGGGCGACCACGCGGCACGCCAGATTCGCTACTGGCTGGTGCTTCAGACAAAGAAGGGTCTCCACTGGGACCTGCCGAAGTTCTGCGAAGCATCCGGCAACGCCTGGCCTGAAGAGCCAACCGCTCGCACTGGTGAGTACTACTACCAGGTCGAACGAGACATCGTTGGTAAGACTGCGACGATCACTGTCGATGTCGAAGACAGCGAATACAATGGGCAGGTCACCAAGCGTAACAACATCAAGAAGGTTGAGTGGGACGAGGCCAAGAAGAAGTCTAAGAAGAAGGCTTCTCGGATCGAACTCTGATCCCTTCGGGCGGGCCGTATCTTGACAATGAGGTACGGCCCGCCGTACTATATACAAGCAGAAAGGAGAGCGATGGACCTCACACAGTTCTTTCAGGCAGTCCTCCCAACAGGCGAAGGCTGGACGCCTATCATTTTGAAGGGGCCTATGGGCGGCCTCACTAACTTCCGCTGGTTCGAATTGCCCGCACAGCTTGACAAGATGGTGGCGTACGCGCAGTCCCACGCGGACTTGGATGTCTACTACAGCCCCTTTCTGTACACCAAGCCCCCGGCCCTGTCGAACACCAGGCACGCGGCCAAGGATAACGTCATCCATGCCTCGTGCGTGTGGGCAGACGGCGACGACTGCCCCATCGACAAGCTGAAGATTCAACCATCTATCACTGTCCAGACCAGCGAAAAGCACTGGCAGGGATACTGGCTATTGACCGACGCAGACGACCTGTCGAATGACATGCTTGAAGCCCTCTCGCGGGGACTCTACGAGGTACACGCCAACGACGGCATGGACCGGGGCTGGCCCCTGTCCAAGAAGCTCCGTGTCCCGTTCACCCATAACCTTAAGAAGGCGAAGCCTTGGGAGATCACGCTCACCGCCAACGACGAGGCTATCACCGCCGCTGAGTTCGCCGCCGAATACCCTCCAATCGAGCGTATGGGCATTGAGGAAGAAGACTTCCCGACTGACATCCCGTCGATGTTTGAAGTTCTTGGCATGGTGAACCGTAGCTACATTACCGATCTGGCTACGGATGATTCTTTTGCCACAGAGGAAGACCGCAGCGCGAGGATGTACCATCTTCAGTGCGCGCTGTGGGAAGAAGGCTGCTCCATTGTCGAAGCCTTTGCCGTCGTGCGCGGAACTGAGTTCAACAAGTTCGAACAGGATGGTCGAGGCGATGGTTACTTGTGGAAGCAGGTCAACCGTGACTATGCACGCTGGAAGGCCGAACACACCGGACCAACCGAGAATGATCTCGAAGCATCGACTCGTATCGGGTCCTCGTATCTTCTGAGCGAAGCGCGCGAACTCGTGCTCCAGGATGTGAGCTTCCTGCATGAGGGCGAAAAAGAACCTATGGGCCTCTTTGTCGATCAGTTCGCAGCATGGGCATCGACTAAATCGGCAATGGCACCTAAGCAGTTCCACTACGCTGGCGCTCTTGCCATTCTTTCTTCGATGTTTGCGAAGTACGGCTTCCTGCCCATCAATGTCCAAAAAATGCCACTCAACCTGTACTTCCTTGTGCTGGGACGTACGACCCAATCCCGTAAGTCAACGTCATTGCGCCTCGCAGAGGGTATGATGCGTGACGTGGCTATAGGCATTGGCAAGGGGCCTGACGCTTTCATTGCCCCTGAAGATTCGACAGGTGAGGCTCTGTCCGCGTATCTGCGAACCAAGCCAAAAGAGTCTGGCCTCTTCGCTATTGACGAGGTGCAGGACTTCTTCGCACACGCAGCCCAGAAGGGCAGCTACATGGCATCAATGATGCCATTCCTTACTAAGAGCTATGACGGGTATATCCCCGCTGTCGCACGTAAGGACAAGGGTGGCAAGGTTGCCTACCAGACAGCGACACCGTACTATATGACCTTCTATGGGACAGGAATCTTGGACCAGGCCGCGAAGCACCTAACGACCGAGAAGGTGGAGTCCGGCTTCACACCCCGCTGCCTTGTTGTTATTGACGACCGGGACAAGTACATCACGTCCTCTCAGGATGTGAAGCTGGTGCCAGTCAGTGCATCGACAGGCAGGATCGAAGACAGGCAGCGTGACTTCATGCTGTCGAACCTTATCAAGTCGGTTGCCAAGTTCGATGCGCAGTTCAGTGCGCGTCAAGCGTCGCGCCTTCCTAACGAGGAAGTCCGTATCCCTATTGAGTTTGAGCCGGGTGTGTTCGAGCGCTGGATTGGCTTCTCTGAGGAAGCCAAGGCCATGGCTGAGCGACACATGCTGAATAGCCGTGAGCTGTTCCCTGGCACCGAGCGTATGACGTTCTCGGTGTTGCGTATCGCTGCTCTGCTTGCCATGTACAACGGGCCGACGACAAAGGGCACTGTCGTTGTCACAATGCGGGAAATGCTGAAGGCTATCTCCCTCGCGTCCATCTGGCTGTCGAGCAACGAGGTGTTCATTCACCATGTGAAAAACAGCAACTTTAGCAACAAGGTTGATAAGCTCATCAATTTTGTTGCACGCACCGACAACGGCCTTGTTCCGATTCCTAAGCTCATGCTGAAGTTCCAGAGTGATATCAGTGGTATGCGTGAACTGAAGGAAATCATCACATATGCCCAGGCGCGTGGAACAATCCGTGAAGTCATCAAAGGCAAGACAAACAACGAACGATTCATTGAATACGTAGGAGGGCAGGTATGAAGATTCTAACTACTGACTGCGACAAGTTGCCTATTCTTGCTCAAGTCCTACTGAAGCGCGCTCGCGTGGTGTCTGGCCTCCCAGAAGACGCTCACGTCGAAATCACCGACGACGTGAACGACGAGGACATTAAGATCACTCTCGGTACTGTGAAAGGTTACAAGGGTGATGCGTACAAGACGCTATCACCTAAGCAGATTGTCAGTAACCCACAGTCTGTTCTGTTCCTCGCTCAGGCGTTGCAGTACGGCTACCTCGGTCCTGTTGATCCTAACTTGGAACTCGGCAAGGACTGGGTTATCTGGCAGGGCGAGGACATCACGTTCAAGGCGGGCACACTGATTGCACTCGACATCGAGTCCGCTGGTGACATCGACAACGACACGTTCGCGGCTGGCCGCATCCTGTCGATTGCCTTGTGGAACGGGAAGTTCGGTGTAGTCATCCCTGAAGAACTTGCTGAGACCCCCGAGTCTGCTGAGCTGATTGAGCGGCTGTGCGACACCTGCACTGTCATCTGTCACAACGGTACGTTCGACATGCCTTACCTGTCGAAGCGCCTCGGTATCCGCGTGTACCATCACGAGGATACGCTGCTCATGCACTTTGTGCTCGACAACCTTGCGGGCGAGCATGGCTTGAAGCCTCTCGCTCGTCGCTGGTTGCGCGCCGCTGACTGGGACTCTGAAGCAAAGAAGTACTTGAAGCACAATGTACACTTCGAGAACATTCCACGAGAAAAGCTGTATAAGTACAACATTTACGATTCATACTGGACCCATAGACTATATGAGTACTTCAAGCCAATGGTGGAAAAGGCGCAACAAGTCCTTAACTTCTACAAACACCGTATGCGTGTGACTCGTGTGCTTCATGACGTTCAGATGAATGGTGTTGAAGTATCACTCGATGCTCTCGATGAGCTAGAAGAGAAGTACAAGCAGCAGTGCGACGAGTACCTGGCAGTGTTGCGCAGTATTGCAGGTGAAGACTTCAATCCTCAATCTCCTAAGCAGATTGAAGCGTTCTTTAAGTCGAGGGGCGTGTCGTCCCCTTCGTATGATGCGAAGCATCTGAAGAAGCTGAAGCGCGAAGGCAAGGAACCAGAGTTCATCGACGCCCTCCTCGCTTATCGTTATGCAGCTAAGGTGCTTGGCTCGTACATCGTGAAAGTGCGTCAAAAGCGTGGTGAAGACAGGCGTGTCCACCCACACTACCTTCCCCACGGGGCAAAGACGGGCCGCTTGTCGGCTAAGGGTCCAGCAATTCAGACGATGGGTCGCGACAGTGGTATCAAGCGTGCACTTGTCGCTGCGCCGGGTTGCAAGATTATCTCGTGTGACTACTCCCAGGCAGAGCTGCGTACTGTCGCTGAGCTTGCGGACGACGAGGCTATGATTGCTGCCTTCCAGCCGGGTGCGCCGGACTTTTTTGACGATCTGATGACAAAGATCTGGCCAGAAGAGTTCCCGACAATCGAAGCGTACGAGGCTTTTAAGCACGAACAGCCAAAGACCGCGAAGAACCGACGCGCACTGGTAAAGAGTGTAGTGTACGGTTTGAACTATGGACGAGGAACCAGAGCAATTGCGACAGAACTTGAGAAGCCATACGAAGAGGCCGAGTATGTTGTGAACCAGTACCTTGGTGCTTACTCGGGGCTTAGAGACTGGCAGCAGAAAGTTCGACACAGCGTGGGCAGGAAACAAGAGGATCACATGCGACAAACCAAGTTTGGCATGAGATACAACCCTCTCTTCATTTCCGACGCCGACTACACTTCGACACAGAACGAAGCACTCGCTTTTGTTCCACAATCGACAGCCAATGACATCTGCCTCAACGCTGCAATCAAGATCAATGAACAAGTAGGGCAGTACGGAGCTAAGCTGATTGGACTTGTCCATGATGCTACCTATGTCGAGTGTCCAGAAGAAACCATCGAAGAGTGCTCCAAGATGATGGAATACGAAATGGCTAAGGCGGCGACACTGGTCTTTGATCGTGTGCCGTTTGCTGCTGAAGCAGAGGTCGGTAACAACTGGGAAGAGGTGTGATGAACGCATCCAATTATGAAGAAGCAGCTTGCCTTAACGCTCCTGTCGAGCTGTTCTACGATGTGAAGCTCTACGCAGATGTTGCAAGAGTGTTCTGCGAGAACTGCCCTATCAAAGAACAATGCCTTCAAGACTGCCTAGAAGCCGAACAGTATCCGGTGGATGGTAAAAAGTTCCGTTCCGGTGTCTTCGGTGGACTTTCACCTAGCGCCAGGAACGTTTATGCTGGCACAGCATATGATGTACTAAGTGATGATTGGGAGGAAAAATATGCAGATAGTGATAGCAATTGATCCCGGTGTTAACACAGGACTTGTTGTTGCCCGTGTCGAAGAAGAGGTGGAGATTCTTCACTTCGATCAGTTCATCTGCTCGACACACACCGAGACGGTATCACTCATCAAGCGATACCTTGACCGATATCCTGGTGCCACTGTCGTTGCCGAGCAGTTCGACTTACGCCCTAGTAACAAGTTCACAGCAGACATCACACCTGTGAAGGTCAACGCTGTGCTTGACTGGCTTGTCGATGACATCCACTACCAGACCCCAGCGCAAGCCAAGGGCCTGGTCAAGGATGCAACACTGAAGAACCTCGGCTGGTGGCTCACCGGCAAGGACGTGAACTACAAGGACGCCAACGACGTGAGAGATGCGTTCCGGCACTTGGTGTACTACCTCGTACACGAGCTACACCACAAATGGACACTCGACAACGGGTGGCCAAGGTAATAGAAAACCCCCCTGGCTAGTTCTCTTTTCCTAGCCAGGGGGTTTTCTCACCCAATCGCCCACAGCAACCACACAGAATGTGTTGATAACTGTCGCTACTTAGTATAGCACACTCAGCCGATCTTCGAGGCCCCAATGCAGAGGCCACCCCAGCCGATATTATTGGCTGGGCTACATTGAATTTTGATAGCAACGTTAACCTTACCAGGGCTAGAGGCGTAGTAAGGCATCGTCGCCAACCGGAATGACGTGACACCCTCAGCATGATTGTACGTGTTGGTAGTGCCAACATTGCTGTACGAACTACCAGCAATCGACTGGAACACGTCGATGTTTGTGTCCTTGGAAGAGTCATTATTATCCAACGTAATGCAGTTGGAGAACAACCACAGCCCCTTCGAAGGCAAATCAATCATCTGGCTAATCACAGCGTTCGCGCCGTGCTGAGTATAGCGACGCCACTGAGAGAACGATTCATTGTTGTTCACATAACGAACCTCTGGTGCGCCGCCCCAGACCTTCGCAGATCGGTTGTCGGTGTACAGGTACATCTCATTCGTATCTGCACGATAGATCAAGATGTCTACATTACTTACAGCAGCGTTCTTAATAGCCGACAGCTTGGCCGTCTCATCAGCAGCGTTCTTAGCAATAAGAACGCGATTCTGCTGAAGCTGCTTGATGACTTCAGATACAGAGTTAAAGCCCAAGTTCATAAACGCGGGCCAACTTTGAATAACGTCATTCGGACTGTAAACCCAGATCCCTTGTGGATTGGTAGCCATGGTCAGTACCTCACTCCTGTAATCTCCATGCGCAGATAGGAATAGTCATCCCAATTGTAAATCAACTGCGGTTTAGAAGCCGAGCCTTCCATACCTAGATACATATAACCATTGTAGTATTTGTCGAATGGGATGACAGTGGTGTAGTTAATAATAGCGTCAAGAATAAACTTTCCTTCTTGACCAAACGGCCTATACGAAGTATAGCAATGGTTGCGCATGGTGTGGCCCATAGACCCATCCATTACACCGACATAGACGGCTGGACCACGGCTGTTGTCTCGGAAGAGTTCAGCGCCAACAACTAGTTCAAGCGTCCCAGTCAAGGTAAGTTGCATGAACGAACCGGAATCGCCCCAAGGTAGAGACTGGTACCACAGGTCTTCATACGTGCCGACACCACGGCTACGGCCCGGATGGAGAATAACCATCGAGTCATTAAAGGGAACCGCCACACCAGAGGTTGAGCGGTTATTGGTGAGAGCGTTAATGCTATCAACTGAGTTGCTGAAGTTGCTCTTTAGCAGCCTGAGTTCAGCTTCCAGTGAGGCGATTCGACGATCAACATCAGTGCCCCAAGCCTGAGAAGGCTGTGGAAGATTATGCTTCATTATGCTTAAACCCCCTAAGCGTTAGTTCCTCTAGTGTAAGGCCCGTCGGGTCTTCCAGTTGTTCGACACGGGGCGTATCAAAGATGTTCATCACGTCCCACAGGGTTGTCCAACCTTCACAGGTTAGATCGACACCTGTCTCGCTATAGTTCGCGGATGTGATCTGCCAGCTATACCTGTCGAAAACAGCAGTGGTCCCAGCCAAACGACCGAAGACCTGCACCCTGTCGGCTAGCTTACGATTGGACGTGAACGACACCAAGTCGTTATAAATCTTGTCCATCGTCGTGTTCTTAGGCCAACGCTCTTCTGCCTTAGCTGGCAGCGGTCGCCCAGTGAAGTCATCAGCATCTGACACCACGACAGGAGGGCGCTCGAAGTCGTAGACAACAGACGTGTACGAATCATTCACAGGTGGCATACCAGACCATTCAAGCGTAGTCTTCGTGCCCAGAGCGTCTTGGGCAGTATACATGCACGCGGCATATGCCTTATCCAGGCTGTTGATGAATCGAGAGCCAATCTTCAATGGCTCAGTCTTGTAAGGATAGCCAGTGTAGAAAGTCAAAACCTTTTCTTCACAAGGCATTGCCTGGCCGTAGATGCGCAGTGTCGAATAGTCGTTCTGCCCATCCGATTCAGCAATACGGTATGGTCCAAGACGCTTGTTCAGCATCCCGGTAACTGTAACCTTAAGCTGGTTTGGCTCATCACCACGTTCAACAGTAAGACGACCACCCTCTGCCACCCACTGAGCGGGTGTAATTGGCTTATTATCTTTGCCAACAACAGAGTATACACTATAAGGCGGTGTGTATTTAGTGGCACCTGGACCCCTAGGAGCCTGGATAATCTGCTGATGGAACTGTGGAATATATGTGGGATCAATACAGGTAGGCTGCCTCATGACGCTTTTAATCAAGTTAGGTGTTTCGAGAATGAACTCCTTAATCTCTCCCGCCTCGACAGATAGCACCTCGCTCTTCTTATCGGCATCGAGCAGAGTTTCACTAGACATGACTGGTGGCCAAATGAGCATGGTCGGACACTCAGCCTTATGCATGTCAGCACTGTAAGAAATAGCCCCGTTACTCTCGATGAACCCTGCTTTGTACGTCGCCAGGCAATTATACGTCCGATCTTCATAATAAGTACACTCGATAGAGGATGCAGGCTCAGACTGAGCGTAATTCACCTTGTAGTCTGCTGTGTAACCTTGAAGCCGCGTGAGAACGGAATGGTTCTTAAACACCACAATAGTGTCATAAACCCAAGTAACCTGAAATCCGACACTCGCCAGCCAGTTCTTCAGAACAGACCACAGATTGCCCTTGCCGCCAGGGAAGGAAAGCCAGTCTGGCTCCCAAGCAACAGACGTGTCCAAAAAGGGATTAAGGTCATTCATGACGAACGGCTGCACCCACATCTTCGGCGGCTCATTTACACCTGCCACCTTAAAGAACTCTTGAATAACCTTAGAAACCGTAATATAGTACTTAGGTTCAACGTAACCCTCAACATCAAGAAGGTAGAAAGGATCATTAAGCGTTGCAGACCAGGACCAAGGCCCTGTCGTCAACGCACGCGCGACAGCATGGGTGCGACCAAAGCGAACATCATCAAGAATGACCTTCTTGTTGATTACGAGAGCTGGCTCAATGCCACCAGCGCCTTCAAGATGGTACTCAGAAAAACCACCTGTCGTCATGTCCATGTCCATGGACACAGAATCTTCAGCAACAGACCAAGAAGTAAGTTTTTCAGCCGGAATGCCCAGCGCCCGCATTACCACGAGTAAACCTCCTCTAGCGTCACAGAAGCAGAAAAATGACCACGATAGTTGTTAACAGTCAAAACCTTAGCAGTACCAGGAACGACCTTCAAATTGCCACCACCAGAAGGATACGAGTAAGTGTACTCAGTTGGTGAAGTATCAGGATACTTAGTCAGGCGAAGACTAGCCCAGCTAATATGCCCATCTTGAAAAGGCTTCATAGTAATTTCCCACACACCTTCACCAAAACTGAAAACCTGATTCTTCAGCTTAGTAATCACATGCAAGGGCAAACCGCCACCATCAACACGATCAAAGCTCCACTTGAACGGGCGCTTGTTATCCTCAAAACCGTAAGCAAAAAACGTACCATACCACCCTTGTGGAATAACAACACGTTCCGTGTAACTGCCTGGCTTACTGAGCGCGAGCGACTGCTCACGCCCATTCAGCTTGTCACGCTCAGATATAAACTGGTTATTCATGTTCAGTATGTTCGGCTTAAGAATGACACCAGGGTGCCCAGTAGTAGAATCAACGTCCTTCGTAGGGAACAGTGCTTGCTTACCCCAATCGTTGAACGCGAAGGGGGTCCCGGCATGGTAGTGCAAATAAGGCAAACCCATCAGAGGCGACAGCATGTTGTTAAACGCAAAAGGATCAGCATAGCTCACCCACTCGTCATTCCTGTTCATAAACAGACGACGGAACAAGTCAGCCTGTTCACGGTTAAGGAATGACCACGTAAGCTCGTAGTGCTTATGACCATAGACCGAGCCGTTCGTGTACGCGAATCCATTGAGCAGCGTTGTCGAACCGTCACCCGCGTGAATATTGTCCGACACGGGCGACTCATCAGGCGCGGGGAACCAAGACATAAAGTTCCCCACAGCGAAGTACACCTCTCGCGTTTCACAACCCCTAGTAGACGCCACGGTTACCACTCCTCACATTATTGCTGTCGATGTTCTTGCTAATAGCCCGACCATTCAACATGACTGTCGTCGAAACAGCCCGGACAAGCTCATTAAACTGCGCTGGATTAATTGTAACAAGCCCATCACCGACACCAGCAGAGTAACCACCACCAGACGCCACAGGCACCTGCATCGTGTTAAGCGCGTTCATGAAGCCCTTGCCGTAGAAATCGACAGCAGGCTGGGAAATGACGTACTCACCACTGCGCAACTTGAACAGGCCCTGCCCATTCGTAGCCAGCAGATTGTCGGTGGTCGGGTTAGCAGGTGGGCGTCCAGGCAGCAAACCACCACCTGCATAGCCGGGGATAAGGCCACCCATAAACCGACGACGAATCTGACCGGCCTGGCCAGCGTAACGCGCAGCATCCGCCGCCTGGCCACGGGTCAAACCCTTGGCCATAGCGTTTTGGATATACTGCGAATACGTCAACAACTGGTTCAGCTGGTTATAAGCCTGAGACGTATCAGCATTAACAGGCACAGTCACCTGATTGCCATGGATGCTATCAATGCCAGTCTGTGTCGTACCAATGGTGCCCTGATCAGTCACGTTCTCCTTCACATCACGAGGAACCTGACCAATCGTCCCAGTCAAGCTATCAAAGGCACCAGCCAACTCAGTCACCTCACCCTGGTTAAAACCAAGCTGAGTCACTTGTTCAATAAACTGGCGCTTAAGGCTCTGAGTGTACGCCTCGATCTCCTGTGTCGAGTGACCGGCAGCCGCGTAAGCCTCGATCAACCCAACCATCTGAGACTGCAATGAACGCAGCGCCTCGCGGTTAGCGATAGCTGCTTCCGTGTACCCCTTCAACGCAAACTGGCCAGCCTGAAGAGTCGCAATCTCATTGTTGTTCTCACTGATCTTGCTCTGCCCCTCGTTGATCTTCTCCTTGGCATCATCAATGTCCACCTGCAAGGACTGAGCGCGCTCCTCGTCGCCGTACTTCAAGGCGACAGCACGGAAGAACTCAGCATCATGCAAATCCTGCTGAGCCTTACTCATGTCAGAAGCGAGCTTGTCGTTCTCCTTGCGGAGGTCCTTCACCTTCTTGGTCGTGTTCTCCACGTCCTTCTTCAGGCTGTTGAGACCCTTCCGGTAATTGTCCTGTGCCGTTGTCGAACGCCACCAGGAGGTCAGCGCCTTGTCGAGTGCAGACTTCAGCCTCGACAGGAAGTCCTCGAAGATTTCAGCAGCAGTCTTTGTTTCCTTGCGGGCATGAGACGACGGCGAATGACCGCCACCGCCAGAACGAGGCGAATGACCGCCACCGCCACCGCCACCGCCGGACGAGCGCTGAGGCTTGGCACGGAAGTTGTTGGCACTAAACGCCGACTTCCCATTGTTACGCAAAGCAAACGTAGGCGTACGTATCTTCGACTTCTGGCCAAGAGTAAACGACCCCTTGCCAGACAGTGACTTCGCACCACCAATCTGCGACATGTAGCCCTGGATAGACTGCCAAATAGCCTGAACCTTACCCAAGAACCCCTGAGCCTGACTCACCGCGTTAGCAGCATTACCCACCATCTCATTCAACGACGCGTCTGTCGCCGAATGATCCACCTCACCCGACTGGTAAGGCTGAGCGATGATAGCGGCCATCGTGTCACGCTGAGCCTCGAACGCGCTCATGTCGAAGCCCTGGGCCGACAGGTAATCAATCGTGTCCTGGATCGACTGCTGAGCGTACTGGTACGCTTCCTCGCCAGTTAGACCCATCTCCTCGATACCAGCCGCAGCAGCATTACCCATGGCCTGGAAATAGTCCTCAATAGCTGCAATGTTCGCCTGACCCTCAGCAGAGTTCGGGTCCATCGAAGTCCCGTTAGTCTGCATGGACTCATACACCTGCTGCAACGCACTATCAAGCGCAGCCGCAGCATCCGTCGATGAAAACATTTCATCAAGGACAGAACGAAGAACCTCACCCAGATCCTTGAACTCGTTCTTAGCGTCGCCGATCTTGAACGACGCCTCCTCTGAGCTGTCGCCCGCCTCAGACATCTCCTGACCAAACAGCTGAGCATCATTCAAAGCGTCACGCATAGCGCCACCGACACCCTCAGTCTGGCTCTTTACCTCGTTCAAGGCACTGATCTGCCCCTCAAACTGTGAAGCAATGTCCGCACGCTTAGTCGCGTAGGAAGGAGATTCAGGATCGAGCTTAGCTATCATCTCATTCTTGCGTGCCTCAAGCTGGGCAATGTACCCATCCACATAAGCGTCAGCAGCGGTCTTACCGCCGCCCTCAGCCTCCGACGTCGTTGCCAACTTAATGTACTGCGCATAGCTGAAGCCCATGTCAACAAGCGCCTGCTTCACATCCTTCGACATGTTCTTGAAAGAATCAGAACCCTGAATAGCATCAGAAATAAGCGCCTGCGTATGCTCACCGATCTTCAACGTCGAATAGCCGAACGCCTCAGCCTGAGCATGTGTCGTCTGAACAACCTGGCCGGACTTATCCACGTAGTAACCAAGTGCCTCACCATTCGACGTGAGAGTCTGGCCATTCTGCTGGATCGTAGCGTTCAACTCAGCGAAAGAAGTCTGAGCGCCAGAGCCAACCTCCTTCGTGTCTTCAGCCAAAGCCTTCAGAATAGCCGACGAACCACCGACAGCAGCCTTCAAGTTCTCAGCCTTCTCCGACGCGCCCATGAAAGAGTCACCAAGGTACGTCGCAGCGACAGACGCCGCCGTAATACCACCTGTAATAATCAGACCCCACGGCCCACCAAACATAGCCATCAAGCCAGAGCCAACAGCAGACAGCTTCGACAACGCGCCGACAGCCTGGCCAGCACCGGCAGCCACCTGAGCACCCGTCGAAACAGCCGACGCCGCAGCCTGAGCCTCCTTCGCAGCAGCCGCCTTACCAGCAGCCACAGCCACAGCCGAGTCCGACGCTGCAAGACGCTGATTCGCAGCAGCAGCAGCATTAGCAGTACCCACATTAGAAGCAAGCGACCCATCATACGCAACGACACCAGCCTGAGCCTGCTTCACAGCCTGCCACACCACGCCCCATGACAACGTTTGCTGACCCGTCGCCTGCATAACACGAGTCTGCATCTGAATGTACGTCGCAGACATTGACACTAGCGCGGCCTTCGTCGCCACCATAGCAGCGCGAGCAACACCCACAGCCGTCAAAGCACCAATGAACGCTTGAATAGGCGCGGGCAGCTTCGCGAAAGCATTCACAGCCAGTGTCGCCACAGTAACAATAGCCTTCATCGGCACCATGAAGCTAGAGTTCATAGCTGCGCCAGCATTCTGCAAAGCATTCTGGAACTGCTGCAACTTCGCCGACATGGTGTCGGTGATAATTGACATCGAATCATCAATGAATGATGTATTCTTCGACGCCCGCTCAGCTTCCTCCAACTGCTCCACATACAAGCCGACACTGTTCGACATACGCGACAGCAGCTCCACGTCACGCACATTCTTAAAGCCCAAGTCCTTAATAGTCTGAGCCTTCTGAACCTTGTCGCCAATGCCCGCAAGGTTCTGCAAGATACCCTGGAACACCTTATTCGGGTCATCTCGCCAGAGCTTTTGGAACTCGCCATCCGTCACGCCGACAGCGCGCGCATACGTGTGCATAGCATCGCCGCCCTCAGCAGCAGCCACGTTGATCGAGTTGAAGATACGCTGAAGTGAGCCTCGTGCCCACTCCTTTGGAATAGCGAGCGACGACAACGTGGACGACAGGGCCAGAATCTGGTTCTGAGTAAAGCCAGCGCTCTTACCTTGCGCGGCAATACTCACCATCATGTTTGCAATCTCAGGCTCCGTCGCAACAGACTTCGCACCCAGATCAGCAACCTGATTCGCAAGAATCTTGTAGCCGTCCCCCGCGCCCTTGGAGGACTCCTGCAAGCCACCCATCATCTGGCCGAAGCGGCCAAACGCTGTCGTTGCAGCCTCGACATCCATCTCCGTCACTGTCGAGAACTCAGCGACAGCCGTCGTGAAGTCCTTCAGGTCCTTTGTTGGAATGTTCATCTGCGCGCCGAGTGTACCGATCTTCGCAAGGTCAGCAAATGGGGTCACAACCTTCTGCGTAGACAAATCCGTGTACGCCTTACGAAGCTCGGCCAAATCCTGTGTCGTGCCCTGTGCGGTACGCTTCACGTCGGCGAACGCACGCTCCTGTGCAATGCCAGCCTGCGTAGCAGCCGACACCAGCGTGCCAAGGCCAGCCGTAATCGTCCCGTAATACACCGCCGTGTCGCGAGCAGCATAACGAACATTCTCAATCGCCTGCTCATTCGCACGCAACTGCGCCTTCGCCTGAGACGCATTGATACGCATCATCTGGCGCTCGCCAGAACCCTGCTCCTTAATCATGGCACGCTGCGTACGACCAGCTTCAGCCTCACGAGCAGCAGCAATGCGAGCGGACGCAGCGACAGCAGCGGCCTCACGCTTCGCCTCAGCGGTTGCTGTCGTACCGGCAAGCTTCAGCTCAGCCTGCTGCAACGCTGTCGTAGCCTGAATCTCGGCAAGACGAGCAGCCTCAGCGCCCTTTGTCTTCACCAAGTTACGCTCGTCCCGGCCCTTCTGTCGCTGCAAAGGGATAGCGTTATCCTCATGCTTCACACTCGCCTGAGCACGAAGCTTCTCAGCCTGCGCCTCAGTCTTACGGGCCTGCGACTGGTTCAACGTCGCCTGGGCCTTCTTCGCCTTATTCTCGGCCTCGGCCATGGCATTCGACGCAGAAGCCACCTCACGCATAGCCGAAGCAGTATCCTTCAGCTTAGCGATGTGATCCTTGCTCAGGTTGTTCATCGTGCGAGTCTCGCGGATGAACTGTCGATATGCCGAAACAGCCTTATCGACACCAGCCGAAAGATCAGCCTTGCTAACATCACCCGCAGCCTTATTCAGCGCACCAAGCGCATCGGCCACAGACCGCAGAGCCGTAGCAGATTCCTTCAGGTTCTTGACCCTCGAGCTATCAAGCTGCAAAGAATCAAGAACCGTACCACCACGGCCAGACGGGGACTTCAGTGTGGCGACAGCACTCTGTAGCGAGCCAATCTGCTTTTCCAAAGCACCAATGCTCTGCGCCGCCTTATCTACACCCGAGGCATTAACGTCAATGTCAATCTTGATCGACTCGTCTGCCATTCTTACTCCTAAGAAAAGTCCCTGATACCACCTCAATGATACCAGGGACTCTTCCTACCTAACTTGTTCAAGCGCTTCAATGGGTGTCGGCAACGGCTCTTTCGTACCATCCGAATACTCGACAGTATCCAGAACAGTGAATGAGCTTTCACCGGGTTTCGGATGCTTATGCTCACGATACCTATCAAGCTCAGCACATGAATAGCATGTCGATGTTTCAACATGGAACTCAATCGCGCTATGCTCACTACGCCCATACCAAAGCGGCGTACCACACTTGTTACACAGACTATCGAGATAGTATTGATACCCCGCACACAAGGCCAGATCAAGCGGCGTGTATTCAGTTTGATCTATTGGCTCCGAGTCCATCTCGTCACCAATCCATGCAGGCACTGACCGAGCAAACATGCCAGGAGCACCAATGAACAACGTCGGAGGCTTACCTTCAGCCCTCGCCGTTTTCAACAAGAGAATCATCCACTGGTTCTCCGGCCACGACAGTTCCGTCCCCACGAAACGTGGGGTCACTAATTGCTTCCGATACGACAGCGCCGAGCTGCTGTGCATCGTTCCATGTACCGCAGATTTCCTGCCACAGGAACTCGGGCAGGTGGCCACGCAGCTCTGCTGCCTCGTCTTCTGTCAGGCCATTCTTCGATTCACCTGTGGAGTTGTCGATGATCTCGACACAGGAGCGAGCAATGATATACTCCATCAAACGATCTTCACGCTCAACGGCAATAACCGCCCGCTCATCCTCGTTCTTGTTCTTCGTACTGAAGAACTTGTCCTCCCACACGCGGCGCTTCAGAACATTGAGTTCCTTATTGGAAAGCGCACGCAGACGAAGAGTGACCGTCTCCTTGCGAAGAGCCTCAAGCTCCTCCTGAAGCTCGACACCAGGTGCCGTGTCCGTAATCGAACGAGACGCTGGGGCCTCGACCAGTTGCGCGGTCTTAGCAATCTCGACCAGTTGGGCGAAACGCTCCGCGTTTTCAGTATTCAGCGGAACGTCGATAGACTTGACCGTAGGCTTGATGGACGAGATAATCTTAGACAGTTCGAAAGCCATGTCTACTCCAATCAGATCTGAGAATACCCCCGCACCTCGGAGGTACAGGGGTATTCTAGCAGAGACGGTCAGGCAGTGACAGCCTTATTCAACTCCATAAAGCCCTGGGGCAGGAAGGGCACCTCAAACTGGATCGGCTTGTCCCCGTCACCGAGGACATCCTTTGGGTTGTCGGGGACAACCTTAAAGGCCGACAGCTCTTGACCGGCCTCAACAGGGGTACCCTGTCGGAAGCCGATGCGCTGAACGAGGTAGCCCTCCTTCAGGCCGTCCAGCGTCCCACGCTTGAACAACTGGAACGCCTTGTCATAGACGCTGGTGTTACCAGCAGCCTTTTGACCCTTGGCGATCTCCTCACGGAAGAAGGTGAGGGATGCTTCGTAGTTTGCGATAGTGGGGGTCTTAGCGTTACCACTATCGCAAATTGAACGAGAATCGTCAGTATCACTGTCCGTCGCGCCGAGCGTCATGCCCGCCGCGATAGCGCAGGAAATATCGACAGCCTTCGACGTGCCACCCGTGTAGGTAGCAGCCTTAAACAAGTCATCAGTACTCGTGATACCATCAGCCGCAACCCACCAAATAGTGGTGTTCGGAGACAACATCTTTGCCATAATCAGTCCTCCTGAGTTGTATTGTCGTCTTCAATGGTATCATCTGCACCACAGCAAGACGGCTGGGTTAGTGGTGTCTCGTCATTGACACGCTCATACATGTCGGGCAGAACAGAAAGCTCTGCCTCAGACTTCTCGCACACGATATTGGTGTACACATTACGCACACGCATATTAGTCTCCTCTATCTAGGTTGACGTAGAAAGCCATGCTATGTTGAAAAACAGCCGGACGCAGCGTCGAATCGAAATCCTTAGACGTACCGACAGACGCAGCAATATTGATACCATTTGACCCGTCGATCAACACAGCACCAATAAGCTTTTCCTTCACAACCGACACCAGCCGATTAAGAAGCCTCTTATCCTCGCCATACACATCAATGTGGAATGGGTGCTCATAGACATCCAGGGTGTGCCCGGCAACCGACTTGTAACCTCGTAGCTGTCGATTGATCTCAGCGCCACCGTGGTACACAATGTACAGTGGTGCTTCTACCTTACGAGCAAAAGAATCGAAAACCTCAATACCCTTGATGGTATGCAACAGAGACAGACATGCCTCGTCAAACTCTAGGGTCCGGTCTTTCACTTAAGCCTCCCATAAAACTCTTCACGGAACACAGCCGTAATGCGAGGCAGGTACTTTGCAGGGATAATGCCCTTCGTATCCTTGCTGCCTCGTGGCTTCCCGCGCAAGCCAGAGCGCAGATAGCCAGAAGTTCGATTACCGTACGTGCCGTTCTCCTGCCAGGAATAGTATGGCTTTTCACGCTCCCACTTATGCCAGCCGATCTCGACAACCTTGCCGCCCTTAGAAGCATCAACACTGAACGTGTCGCGCATATAGCCAGTGTCGACACGCCGGGGATCAGTGCCAATCAATTGACGACCGTACTCAGTAGAGGCAGCAGCGGCAGCCTTAGCAGCAGCATCGACCTTCTTCCAAGCGGCGTCGATGATTTTCTTTTTTGCTTTAGCTGCAACACCATAACGGTCGGAATCGACAGTAACCTTAATGCCGGTAACTCGACCGTCGTACCGTACAGTCTTCTTAGTGCGTGCCATGAGCAGTATCACCTGTCTCCATATCACAAAGCAGTGTCACTTGCCAATTTAGTGTATCAATTTGAGCATTACGCACAACCAGCTTCAAGCCCACAACCCTTGTGTCAGTCGGCATTTCGTCTACTTGGAGACGCATACCCTCAGCAAATGACACACGTACAGAAGGCTCACCCCACAAGTCCTGCGACACAAGCTCGTTCTTGTCGAGATGCAAAAGCTGCACACGATAAGCGTGAACACCTGTCACTTCGCCAGCCCACTCACGGTTACGAGCACGCCAGTCCACATTAGGTGTAATGTTCGCCCATCCCTTCCACACCGGGGGATTGTCCTTAGCCGACAGACCATTGTCAGCCGTCCAATCATACGACACCGTGTCGGGTGTTTCGTAGATGCTCACCTTCGTATTAGCCAACAGTTGAAGTGGGTAATAAGAGGCGTGGATGAACAAGGGGTGGATATTAGGATTGATCGACAGTGCCACTAGAAGTTCACCGCCCAATCCACAGGCTCAAACGTTGGATGCACAACATCGAAACAGAGATTGTTCTCTTCGTCTTCCTTCGCCTGAGCGCGCAACTGCCTAGCACGGGCGACAATAGCCGACAGCAGCTTAGCGCCGTCCGTCTGCTTGTCGTCAGTCTTCAAGACAAGCAACTGCAAAGCCTTATCCATGCCGATAGCGTCACATGCATCAGCAGCAGCCAGCTTTACGTTACCACCATTAACAGCGAGCAAAGCCTCGATCTCTTCATCCGCGAAAAGATAACGTGGCTCGTTCCTCAAATCGCGCAAGTCTTCCAACTTACGCAAATCAGGAATAAGTACACGCACCTGTCCAACAGGTGAAGAAAAATCAATCTCGCTCATAAAACCAAGTATAGCAAGACCCCCGTGACAAAGGGCCACAGGGGTCTTGCTTAATCAGCTAACTGATCAGAGGTGATCAGTTTTGACCACCGGCAGAGAGGACAACGCCGTCAAGATTCAACAGGCCAGCGCCAGCAATCTGACGCACACGAATCTCGACATCATCATTGTCAAAGCTACCTTCACGGTAATCAACAGAGCCGCCACCAAGCATCGTACCAGTCGCATTGTGAGCACGCAGCTCTGGGTTCTCGCGGCCACGCATGGAGGTCTTAGCGATAGTGGTCTTGTCCCCGGCCTTACCGCCCTTGGGGACAAGCGCCCAAGCGTCGTCACCAACAATGGCGCCAATGAGATCAGATTCGACAACCTCAATGTTAGTCAGCGTATTAGTGCTGATCGTGGTCGTCTTGCCATTGGTCGTGCGAATCTCACGGATAGCAAGAATCTCACGCGCAAGCTGAGCCTGAGCAGGCGAGCAAACCAGAGCGAAACCACCCGGAACGGTAACAGTGCGACCAGACTCAGACTTGGTGTTAAGAGCCTGCCAACGAGCAGCAGTGATAGCACCGTAAGAAATACGCGCATCCTTGCCGTTCGCACCGGGAATGGCCTCGCCCTTGAACTCGGCAGGAACCTTCGACAGGTCAAGCTGACGACCCAGATTGGTCTTGATGTTCTTGGTACGAGGGTCGAACAAGGTCATAAGGACCAGGAGGTCTTCAGTGCGAGCCGCGAGACGGCCCGCGTCAGTCGGCAGCTTCTCAATCGTGTTCCAATCGTCATTGACGATTGCTTCGAACGAGAATTGAAGACGCGCGCCATGCTTGCCAACCTCAACGAAACGGCCATTGCCGGTGTACGTCAGGGTCGGGTAAGAGGACAGCTCAGGAATCGCGGGCAGCGTGTCCTGGATAGGCGAGAAGCCCCCGTTGTCGATAGGCATCGACGCAATGTCCGAGTTCAGCGACAGGTAAGCAGCAGGACGGAAGTCGTTGAGAAGAACCTTCTCAGCGATCTTCGGCCAAATCGAGTCGTAAGACTCGTAAGCGTTAACAAACTGCACATTAGCAGCATTAACGAACATCGTAGGAGCAAGGCTGTCAGTGGTGACAGCCTCCTTCAGCTTAGCCTGAGCGATCTTATCGCCAGCAAACGAGCCTTCCAGCAACTCGTTGAACTCAAGCTGCTTTTCCTCAAAAGTAGTCATTAGTTAAACCTTTCAGCCCAGGAGACGAGTGTCGAGAACAACCTGGTAAATGCCATCCTTAACGGCAGCATTGTACGGTTCCTTCACCCAACCGAGCACAACGTCCGCGCCAGCCTTAGTGAAGGTAATGGTGGGCTTGGCACCAGCCGTCGCAGCCTTCAGGTACACGAGCGTGCCAGGCTTGAACGGCGTCGGAGCAGTACCGTCAACCTTGAGCGCGAACACGCCGCCCTTCACGCGAACCGAGGCGTGCTTGGCGCGGTTCAGACCATACGTCGGCTTAGTCAAAGCCTCAGCAGCAGTCGCGTAATCCGTCTTCTCTTCAGCTGGGGCGACATCCGACACCAGGATGCCAGCAATACCAGCCTCCTTGTTGACGACAACCGCGTCACCGGCCTTCAGGTGCTTCTGCGCGTCGTCAATCTCAAGCGACAAAGTGTCGCTGTACTCAAAAATCTGGTTATCCTTGTTACCCGTCAGAGGGAACTTCTTGATACCCGCCATTAAGATCACTTCCAACCAATCTTAGCGTAGGACTCCTTCAAGGAAACCCCGGCAGACTCATCAACAACGGGGGTGGCAGTCGCAGCGACAGCCTCCTTGAGATAAGCGCGCTCAGCCTCAAGAGCGGAATCGACATCCACGCCCTTCTTCACAGCTTCACGAACACGTACGACAGCCGCCTCTGGCAGACCAGACTCAGCAATCTTCTTTCCCGCATCAATAGCGGCATCGACATCGACAGATGCCTCTTCGACCTTCTCTTCCTCCTGGGACTCCTGAATAGAAGTCACAACAGAATCGAGCTTAGAACCAAGTGCCTCAATAAGAGTAGCAAACTTAGTTTCAAGGTCGCTGAACTTGGACGCGATCTCCTTGTCCACGCCCGCCTCCTTAGTAATAGAGTTGTTTCGATTTGATTCTAGCAGATCAATAACTGCGCCACCCGCACCGGGCGTGGTAACGAAGTCAACTGAGCGAACACCAGCAAAAACAGGAACAACACCTGTTTCTGCAATTGGCTCGTTGCACCAGGCGTTAATGGAAACACCAATGTGCTCCCATTTATCACGGATAATTTCATTCACACCCGAGAATACTTTACAGATGGTGTAGAGTGCGCCGTCTTCCCCTACTGTCGCGTCTTCAAGAAACACACCAGCATAGTCACGAATAGAACGCTCGGGGCGCTCCCATTCCTCAGACTCAGTTGGGTGGTCGATGAACATTTCCGTGCCCGCCTTGAACAAAGGTGCAGACGCAGCCAAGTTCTCAGCAGTGTAGATACCACTCGAACCCTGGCCGGGCACGATAATGCGGATGCGGTACTTTCCCTCACCAAGAGACTCAGTACCGACAGCCGCCGTTGACTCATGCAGCTTAAGCATCTGTCCCCTTACTCCTATTATCATTTGTCCCATCAGACAGGGGGCCGACACCTGTCGCACGCCCGTCCTTGGTCTCGTCGTCGCTCTTTGTCGAATTGCCCTCGTCCTTACCCTCGTCAGGCAGGTCAGGCAAATCTTCCAACGGCAAAGAGCCAGCAATCTTCAACAACTGCAACACACCTGAACGCATCTCAATCTGATGCAAGGCCCCATTCTGGTATGCGAGCGTCAAAGACTGAATACGACGGTGTGTCTGGTCATTGTTAATTGACCCGTATTCAATCGACACCTTGATGCCGAGAGCCGCAGCAATCTCATTCAGCATGTCGATGTGCAGTTGGCGTCGCAGTTCCAGCGCCTTAAACGTCGGGTCTTCCAGCGCAGTCTCAGCGCCCTGTCGTCCACCAGCAGAGCCGTCCGTCAGCAACACCGACAGGGGGATGTCGAGAGCAGCCGACACCATAGCCGCAAGAGGCGTACCAGCCGAGAAATCAATGCCAGCCCCGGCCTTGTTAATTGCCTGGATGTCTTGACCAGCGCCAATGTTCGCAGTGCCACCGACACCAGGACCAGCCATACGCTGCTGAACGGCCTGTTGCTGCCTGGAGTTGACGCTCGTCGCCTTAAAGGCCAGCTTTGCCAGGGACTTCTCCATAAGGTGCGCAACCTCAAGATGTTCCTTGTACCGCTGCGCATACGACATAGCACTCATGAGATCAGGCTTGCCGTATTGCTCTGACATCAGCCGGTTCACTGTCGCGTACACAGCCGTCAAACGCTTGTTCACCTTGTAGTTAGACTTAGTGATCTTCACACCCACACGATCCCACAGCATGTACCACTGTGGATCACCGCTCATGACAGGGTTAATGAGCAGAGCAACGACATCCCCGGTTGCATCATCAGTCGCCACACCACCAAGGCGCATGAGCGGAACAGGCGTAACAGTCTTCGTCGCCTTGTCGATCAAGTAAATGACGCAACCATCCGTGTTGAACGACTGCTCATCTCGAACACGGGCCTGAACACTAAAGCACGCCTTCGCGTTCTCATCAATCACCTTACGAGCCGGTCGCGTCTCACCCTTATACACAACTGGGTCTGCCCACATATAGCCATTACGGACAACCAAGCCACGCTTCACAATAGGGTTAAGCGTAGCCAAACGACGCGCACGCGCGGAATGATCCCTAATCACATCAAGAGTAATCAGAGAATCAGGGCCTTCGACAGCAGACAAAGGCAACCAGCCAATGTCTTCGCGCTTGAGACGCGCTAGGGTGTCGGAAAAGGCCCCCATAGCCTCTCTAAACGTCTGCTCATACTTCATGCTAATTATCCTATCACGCTAGAAATACCGACAACTCTTCCTCGAACATGAAGTCCAAGAGGTCATCCTCTTCGAGCAGGTCATCCGGCGAGTAATACTGGCCTTCTGCATCACCAGCCATAATTGCCCCAATATTCTGGTATGCATAAATGACAGCATCAAGAACGTCAGGCGACTTAATGCCACGCTTACGCATATTTTCCTTCGATTCGATAAGCATTGCCGACCCGCGATACTCGTACTTAATCGAAGCGATTTCGTTGTGAAGTTCATCGTCATCCGGCAGGAAGACTCGACCATCAGCGACAGCTTTAGCGAACTGATCGTACATAGCAGCGCGGTAGTTGTACCACTTCGTGCTATCCCCAGACTTTGCGTTGCCGTGGATACCAACGACAGACATGCTAGGCGGCACGTAATTGTAGATACTATCGAGAACAGATGCACCGACACCAATCGCGTCAATACGAATCTCGACAGCCCCCAGCTCCGTGGCCAGCTCACCAACCTTGCGCGCAAGCTCAGGACCATTCAAACCTTGGTAGCGGCCATGAATCCTGATGTAGCCACCCTGGTTCGACACGATCACAGAGCTGTCGGAACCATAACGTGCCACATCGACGCCCAGAGTGATCGGCATGCCCTCATCCGGCTCGGAGGTGTCGTAGGCTTCCATGGACTGCATGACGCGCCCCATGTTGAACAAGCCATCGTCAGACACGTCAGGGAACTCGCCAAGGACACGTGCGACAAAGCGGGGGTCATCCTCACCCCATTCCTTCTTACGCGCCTCAACCCAGTCAACCTGCACAAGACGAGTCGCAACCTCAACAGGCACGACTTCGCCCGTGAAGTTAGGGGTGTCGTATGCTCCGAACTGGATGATGTTCCACGAGCGTTCCTCTGGCTTCAGGCGCATCTCCCGCTTATACACCTCAGCCATGTAGCATGAGGGGTCATTGGGATTAGCAATGGCCAGAATGCGCGCGTACTTGTTGGTGGTGATTGCGTCGGCTGCGGTGAAGATTTCCTTGGAGATGCCACCCGCCTCGTCCATGATGACGAGGACGTACTGGTCGTGGACACCCTGAAAGCCGGACTCGTCCTTATCGTCCGGCTTCATACCGAAAGCAATAGGGTCCTGTCGGTCATCCATCTTCCACGTTGCATCGGCGTTCACCTTGCCTCGGATACCTGCTACAGCCTTGACACGGGGAATCTCTTTCCACAGGACGTTACGTACCTGTTTCCAGTTCGTAGCCGTGGTGACAACTGTCGTGTCATCGACAGGGTGTGTGTCTACCCACCAGTTGACAAGGGTAGCTGAAAGTCGGCTGTTATGTGTCGGCACCATGTGCTCACCCACCAGGTACATGTGGCTCTCAGAGTCCACCTCGATACACTGGGTTGGCTCAGTCGGCACCGGCACGACATCGACAATGGTACGCACTGTCTTGCACGAAGACTGAGCGTCCTGTTCTGGGCGCTCAAGGCTCTTCACAGAACCGGGCGTGAACGGGTCGAACGTAGGGTTAAACACTATACGCCAGCGGGGCCCTGCATCTTCGCCATTCAGGTACGTGCGCTCCTTAGAGACATTGCAGCGTACACCAAGGGAACGAACCAGCTCGACAACCCCGAGTGCCAACTGCTCGTTCATGAAGTCAATGCCGACACACGTGCTTGTCTTTGTCCCGGCGTTGAAGCCATCAGTGTCCATGAGGCCACGCAGGAGGTCAATCCGCTGCTTGATAGATGCACGCAGGTACACCTGTGGTATGTGCTTGTTGTTCAGCACACCAAGATCGCGCAGTTTAGCCTTGTAACCTTGATGAGTAAAAGCAAGACATTCAGCCGTATCCGAGTGATAAGAATACTGGTGAAGCTCAACACCTTTTTCAGCAAAAATATCTTTGATATGCTGCTTTCGATCACCAATCGTAATGCATGGGTTAGCTGAGTGACCATCACCAAGCCATACACCAAGCACGTATGGGTCAATCAGCAGATCAACTTCTTGTCCGACAATGGGCGCGTTAATCGGAACGTAGTGATTAGCCTGATTCTGCTTGCCATGTCGCAGAGACGACATGATCTCCCGTGTCTCTCGGGTACGACCATAAGACCAACCATTACGCCAATCACCATCAATACGCTTACGCGCTCGCCTAGCCTCGTTAAAGTCTAGCGTCACCCATTCATGATTAGGCGAACAGATAAACTCCGCACCATCATTGAAGATGACCTTCACGAGGTCATGGTTCCAAATCTGCGACTTACCAGTTACCTTAGTTGGGTGCCCATACTCGTCAAGAACATAGTCACCGACCTTAACCTCGCCGATAGTGGCCCATCCAGTAGGAGTAGGCAATTTTTCGGTTAACCGAAAATCCTTACCCGCCCCGTTCCCAGTAACCACAAGGGTTTTCTGATATTGAACAACAGACTGTGAAACTTCACGCTGCTTAGACCACATGAACAAACCGTGGTCCTCAGCCCACTTAGCAGGGTTGTTGCGCCACACTTCAAGACGCTGAGCATCTGAGAATTTCTTGGCGACAGCACCAAAGGGCAGCATTACTCACCCTCAACTTCCACAGTCGCTTCAAGCAAAGCGGCAGGCTTGTTTACAGCCTGAGAGAACCAGTCAGCCTTGTTGGTCTCCAAGGCACGCTTTGCCTTAGCAGACAGGTGCGGGTACATGAGAGCCGTGTACTCTTCGAGCACCTGATTAGTGAACGACAGCATGATGTCCACCTGCTTCTCTTCGATCACGCGAATCTCATGAGTCACCGTCTGGCGCTTCAAGTTTGCAACCTCGGAGATTTCACGCAAGACAGCAAGGACAGCCTGAAGGTTCTGGCCCCAGTTGCCCTTCTCATCAGCAAGACCGAACACCTCGATCTGGCTGTAGGCCATATCGACAAGTGCATCGAGGCGATCAAGCTGCTTGATGCGCATGTTGCGAGGTGAGAGTTCCTGTCGGCTGTCGTAGTACGACTGCTCGATGATGAACAGTTCTTCAGACGTGAAGCCTGTCGCCTTAATGATCTTGTTTCGTTCAGTGCCGCGCTTCAGCAGCGACAGGGCCATGTCGCGCTTACCACGCAGCTCTGGGTCGTCACTCGTCAGCAAATTGTGCGAGCTGTTCTGCGACATCATTGAGCACATCCTTCACAGTCTTCTCAAACTTGTTGTCTAGGTGCATATACGTACCTGCAATGCCAGCAGCCAAGCCAACTGCAAGACCCACCAGGAACCAAATAAACAGCATCAATCCTCCTTCGGCACCGAAGGCAAGTCCTCTACCTTCACACCAGCCTGAACAGCAGCGACACGCACAGCATAGGCGTGTTCCTTCCACAGGAACGCTTGCGTGCGCAGCTCAGCTTCAAGATCATCACGTGCTTCTTGAATCTCTTGAGCCTTCTTGTAACGATCAGTACACAAATCAATAATCGCCTTGGTAACAAGGGTAACGGCAGAGCACACCAGGCCCACCAGTGCCGTGTTCATATGCTAACTCCTTGTTACTCACTAACGGTTGACAGGTATTCTTCCCTTGACTTGTTGTACTGTTCCTCGGCCTTCTCTAGCTTGCTCTTCGGCAGAACACCAGGTCGATACGAGTAGGGCCACACACGCAGAGCACGCCCCAAGAAGAACAATGCAATGATTATTGACAAAATAATAACATGGAGTGGCCAGCGAACATGTGCCGTGGTCAGCACAAACTCATTAATTGACACCAACATAATGCCAACTACAGCGACAAGCGCAGCGGGGCCTTCCAACCACCAAGAACCCAACCACGCCGAAGGTGCACCCATAATCCCAGATGCGACCATTAGTACTCCCGCGAGGGTGATAACCCACGGAAGCGAACTGCAGCTCGTAATAAAGCCAAGACCAGTAATCGAGATAGCAGTGTAGATAACCACCATCACCGCCGTCACCGACCTTGGCTCTGACATAGTACTCAGTAGATTCTTCATAGCCCTTATTATAGCGAACACCCCCTACCAACAAGTAGGGGGTGTCCACACTAAATGTCACTCATCGTCAGGAGTGCCATAGGACGGGGCAAGATACGTGCCTCCAGTATGAGACGCTGCCAAGAGCAGTGCCACAAGGCCCAGCAACTTATCAGCCACATCGAGCCACTGTGCCGACTGCTCAGGGGCAACAAACCCATAAGCGACACCAACGGCAAGCAATGCCGCAACAATGCCGTAAATCGCCTTACGACGTTCCGGCGTCAACACTGCCCACTTCGTTCGATCTGTAGTCAAGACTTCAGGAACCATGTCCAGTACCTCCTAAGTAAGTGTTACTTAGATTCTACCAGCTTCACGATTCCATTACTGTCTTGTTCAACGACGATGCGGCCATGGAGCAACTTACCGTCCTCGCCGAAGATCGAGCAAGCACCATCGAGGCGAGTCTGGCACAGTCCGACAGCCATAGCGCCGGTGTCTGTGAAGAAGTAGTCATCACCCTTGTACGACAGCCAGCCGGTACGCATAGCGCCGTTTTCCTCAAGGTAGTACCACTTGCCCTTCACTAACTGCCAGCCGGTTTGCATCTGTCCCTTGTCGTTCAACAGGAACCAATGCTCACCGTCCTTGATCCAGCCGGTCTCCATCTCACCATAACGTGTGTCGTGGACATTATGCAGGAAGTACCAGAAACCATCAATGTGCTGCCAGCCGACCTGCAACCAACCCTTCTCGTTGGCGTAGTACCACTTGTCATTAACGGGAAACCAGCCGGTCTCCCACGAGCCATCCTCAAGGCGGTACCACCAACCACCGTCCTGCGACACCCAGCCTTCCTTGTTGGACAGATCAGCATCAAGATTGTCGTAGTACGCCTGCGCCTTCTCGATGTACTCGCCCGAGTACTTATCACGCAAGGAAGCCGGGCAGGCAGTCGAGTAGAAGTCCGAATGGGGGAACACATTGGAGCGCCACTCAGGGCGACCAAGGCCATACGCACGACAGATAGCAGCGGTCAGATGGGCACCCGCGTCGATGGTCTCATCCCCGACATCCCATCCACCCTCAGCACCAGAGCAGTTTGCGTGCTCGATGCCAATCGACTTCTTGTTCACACCAGGGCAGTGCCAGGCTGTGTCGGAATCATGTACGAATTGGCAGATGTTGCCGTCGATGTCAACGTTGTAATGGGCTGAAGTCCCATTATTAGTAAAGGCCCCATACACACCAGCATGTGCCATAGCCTTACCCGCATTGTGGTGGATGACAACACGATCAAGGGCGAAACCACCACGCCCCTCATCGAAGTTGCCAATCCAGATGTTGTGATCGGCAATCAGATCAGTCCAACTAATCATCGCTTAATCTCCCAAGGACCCATGTACGACTGCTCAGCATTGATGACTTCAGTAAGGGCTTGAATACCCTCGTCTGTCACAAACACTTGCCTATGATAACTCTTCCGCTTCCCGCCGTTGGTAACAACGGGACGCACTCCGAGAAGGCCTTTAGCCTTCTCAGTGGGCATTTTAAACCCATAACCGCGCTTTAGGTACCCAGCACGACACAAGCACCGGATGACCTTGATCGGGCCGATATCGAAAGTTCGCGCGAACTCCAACAGACTTGGTTCCATCACGCACCGTCCACTTCAGTGAAGAAGTCAGCAAACGGGTTATCCCCAGGCTCCGAAAACTCCATGCCAATAGGCGCTTCCTCAGCATCGACAGGCCGTAGAACATCTTTCGGCTGCCGAACAGACTTGAAGATCAGCGTCCAGTCAATAGGCATGTAGTCCCCCAACAAGATCATGTCCTTTATGGTCAACGATCCATTAACCAGCTTATTGTAGTAATAGCGTGAAGAATCAGCGCCAAGCAGTTTTCCGTCATCTGCTGCTGACAGGCCCGCGTCAGTGAACTGATGTACCACAAGCTGTCGAACAGTGCCTACACGCTGCTTAACGCTATCCGGATGCTTCATTGAGGCACGAGCGGCACGAGCCTTAGCCATACGGGCGCGCGCTTCTTCGAGCTTAATAGGGTCTGTAACCTTAGTCATTCTGTGTCTCCTTCTTCAAAAGGTCCGGTCGGAAGCCGGACCAGTGTTTCTTAATGCCTTTACCTTCATACACAACGACGACAGGTGCTTGCTGATAACCCAGTGCGCGGATAAACGCCAGCGCATCCGCATCTTCCGTTACGTCGATGCTATTGAAGGGCAGTCCAAGCGCCTTCAGCTTGCGGTACGTAGCCGTGCATTGAGGGCAGCGGGGCTTGGAGTAAACGTCAATCATTAGTTAACCTTTCCTGTTGATCCGAAACCACCCTTTCCGCGCTTCTTATCTGCTTTGATGGGTGGTTGTGAGTAGAGAGCCGAGGTGCCCTCTAGCCTGACAATAACAATCTGAGCGATACGCTCATGTTCTTCCAGCACGACAGGGGTGTCCTTGCTTGTGTTCCACAGAGCAACCATGACTTCACCTTCGTATCCGGCGTCGATGACGCCGACACCGTTGGCGAGGAGCAGTCCCTTCTTGCTCAAAGACGAGCGGGCAAAGACAAGGCCGACAGAGCCGTCGGGGATGTCATGCTTGTCTGGACAGTACCCTGTCGGTACGAAGACTGTCTCACCCGGGTAGATGACGACGGATGTCTTCGTAGAGAGGTCGAAACCAGCATCATTATAGTGCTGTCGTTGTGGTCGCATTGGTTCTCCTTTGTGTTATTTATCGAGGCAAGATAGAGGGCCAGCACTAACCAGCACTGGCCCTCTACTTATGTGTCAGCGAGTCGTACCGTATCGGCCAACGAACCAGGCCACGGCCACAGTAGCTGCACCGAACAGCAGCGACAGAATACCGATCACAGCGGCCTCAGAGGCAGCACCAGTCTTGGCCAGCTTGGCCTTCGGGGCCTCAATCGTTGGCGCGGGCTTAGGCGTAGCCTTAGTCGGTGCAGGCGTAGCCTTAGTCGGCGCGGGGACAGGCTCGATCTTGCAGGGCACACGGTCCTTATCTCGGTCAGGGTGGATCGTGCAAGGTGTCTGGGTCGGCGTGGGCGTCGGCTCATCCGAAGGCGCAGGAGTCGGCTTAGAAGGCTCAGGGGCCGGTGCAGGAGTCGGGGTCGGCTTCACAGTCCCATCGCCGTCGGTGCCTCCATTAGCCTTAATCGTTGCAGTCGCTTCCAGCTTGAGGCCATTCACCTCAGCGTGGTTGGTAACCGAGGTCTGCCCTTCTGGGACCTTCATCTGCTCTGGTGGGTAAGTGATGCAGACCTTAGACCCTTCAGGAGCTGCGAACTTGACCGTGTTACTGTCGATTCGAGTAGCGTCAATAACCTTAGTCGTAGCGGGGTCCCATGTATCAGCCGTCGCACATCGCACGGACGTGCCGAGAGTGGTGTCGAAGTCCTTAACGGTGTACTCGACACCGGCGTTAGCAACCCACTTAATCGCCCAGCCGACAGTACCGTTGTCGTTCCCCCAGCCGAACTTCAGATTCTCAGGTCGAGCGTACTCATAGTGCGCGACAGAAGCACAGTCATTTGTGCAGACGCCGGTGCCTTCAGCATCGCCCCAGATGAGCTTCTTGACGACCTCACCATTGAGTGTGATTGTACCCTCGTTAGTGCCAACAGCGGCGTCCTGAAGCCTGGCTCTCGCCCACCACGTACCACTGACATTGGTCTTGTCCTTATAAGACTCAGGCACCTCAGTGACCTTGCAGGTCAGCGTCGCTTGATCGGCGCTGCACTCACCAACGACAGTGCCGTCATTGAGAGCGAATGGGAAACTAGCGTTCCACTTGAAGCCTCCGTCCTTGCTGGTGACCGTGAACGCCTGGCCGACAGCCAGTCGCTCGGTGGTCCAGGTCCCGGCCACATTGACCTCGCTAGAGGTCTGTCGAGACGCGGACGTTGCCTTGGTGACCTCGGCCTTGATCTCAGGGGTGGTGTCGGCAGCGTAGGCCGCTGCCGGGGCAGTCATCAGTAGTGCGACACCGGCTGCCGCAAGAAACTTCTTCATTGTGTTAATGGTCCTTTCGTAGTTATCCGGGCTGACAACATTTAGTGTATCTGACAGACTGAACAACTTACAAGGTATAACAGCGTGACTCTACTCACAGCATGATGAATACTAGGGCCACTTCTTCGCGCACCCAGTCATTCGGCCTAGGTGCAGGTGCAGGTGTCGGTTCAGGAGTGGGAGTCGGCGGCACCACGACAGGGGGCTGTGGTGTTGGGGGCACTACAACTGGCGGCTCAGGTTGGGGCTGTGGTGCAATGTATGCGTACTTACTAGCAAGGTCAACACCATCAGAGAGAACATCTACTGTCCCCGGCTCATCAAGGCTAATAACACGCACATAGTCAACAAGCATAGAGGAGGGATATTGTTCCTTAAACTTCGTCGCATCAACGTACTTGTCGTGCCCTTCTTCTGTGCCACCAGAATCCAGGAATTGGCCTCCAATAATATAAGACAAACGAATGATCCAACCATTCTCAGGATTAGTAAAAGGTGTCGGATCGTCCATATCAGAGTACCTAACTGTGTGGAGGATCCGACCATCACAATAGAAGTGAATAAGCTCATTGAGCTTAACAACGCTATAAGTGTGGAAGAAATCTTTAATATTGATTTTCCCTGCGGAACCAGACTTCTTAAAAGTTTTCGCAAACTGCTGGCTCTTAGTGCCAGTAGCGTCACCGGCGCGCGGAGTGTGAGTGTTCATCTGGTAATCGTCGGACTGCCAGCCTTTAGCTTCAATGACATCAATCTCGCCACAAGCAGGCCAGTCACCTTTAGTGCCAGTCATCCAGATACCAGGCCAGGATGAGAAAGCATAGGGCATCTGCGCACGCACGGACAGAATAAACTGTCCCTTAGCCTGGAAAAGAACCTCGCCCTTATCTGGCTTGCGCGTACTCACCATACCCGACAAGAATGGTGCCTTCTCAGCATCAGTGCCCTCGGCAACAGTCCCTGTCAGTTTAAGGTTCCCTCTCGCAACAGAGATATTTTTGTCCGAAAAACGCATCTGAGTGCCCTTATTGGGATCGAACTTACCCCAGGTGGGTGACCACATAGATGTATTAAGTGAGTCCCCAGTGAAATCATCGAAGAAAATCTGCTTAGCCATAGGTGTATAGTATCATCCCCCTACCGATGGTTAGTCGATAGGGGGATGAGTCCTCACGTATTTTGAACCCACGTGCAAGGCCGGTACCCGAAAGGACGAACCCTTCAGTTACCTATTCCTGAGATCAGAGGCGCGCTGTCTCAGGCCGTCTTATTAATCAGCGCCCACGAGAGGGCTTTGTTGAGTTCTTCATCGCTGCTCTGGTAGCTTGCGCTCCAGAGGATGGCATCGAGGGCAGTGTGCCAAGGGTCAGTTTCATCCTCATCTAGGCCACGCAGTCGCGCCTCCTGCGCAAGCTCATCCAGCTCCTTGAACTCTGCGTCGTGCAGCCAGTAAGTGAACAGAGGCACATTCACGTCGTACTTGACGTTGTGGTGTCCCCAATCAGACTCCCAGCCGCTTGGTGGTCCCCTTGGTGAGAGTCGAACTCACACTCCTTACTGGAACCCGGGTTTGAGCCGAGTGCGTCTGCCTGTTCCGCCACAAGGGGTAGTGCCTCCCAATGTTCACCGTCCCTTGCTTGCAGGGTATTGAGAGGCTATTCAGTTGTGATGTGCTTAGTATATGTCCGCTCTTTCTGAGCCGTCAACCCTATACCGCGTGATGCGTGTCACTCTTCATAGTTGAGAAGTGTTGCTACTTGATCCCGATCACGCAAAAGCATATGGATGATATCAGCGTCATGAAATAGTGCCAAGCCAGTAACACTTGGTGTAGCACGAACCCAGTACTCCCTATGGACCTTTAGGTATGCACCGCGCTCATGCATAACAATGATGCTTCCACACCTTGCAACAAAGCAAAAGTCCCGGCATGAACCTATAGAAACAGGGGCACCCAGCCCATTATGATCGACACACCAGACGTTGAGATCATCAATCGGAATGTCACGCAGCTTGCTGAGCTTTCCTTGTGTCTCTGCCCAGAGTTCACAAAACCCGTTGTCGCTCATGACTGCTCCCCAGGATCAATAATCACAGCGACATGCCCGTACTCGTCACTCTCAGTAGTGATGAACTTCAGAATGTCAAGATCGTGGACCACACTATCCTCGCCTGTAGCGGGTTCAGTCCAGTTCTGATCGTTGATCTTCAGCCAGACCCCATGATCCTTAGTGATGATCATACAGCCCTTCGTGGTGATAGCAGCAAAATCTTGGCAGTCCAAGACTGTAGCCACTTCCCGTTTACCGAAACCTGTAACGTATCACACACTAAGACCACGGATATCCCAAGTGTGCATCTTGACGTGGTTCTCTCACGTCTGGTTATAAAACTCGATGAACCCCTTGTTGTCGCTCATTCTTTCTCTCCTTCCATTTCAAGAATGACTGCTTGCTTATTGCTGTTGTTGATAAGATACGCAAGCTCGTAGCTGTACAGGCCAATCAGCACAACACTGTCGAACACGCGCCAGAGCTTGTTGCCCTTCTTAAATGTAATGCCATTCCACTTCAGCTTGTGCACCGTATCAAGGTCTACATTGCCAAGGCCAGGAACGTCAACGACAGGTAGGTCATCCGACTGCGCATTGTCGCAAGCTTCGTAAAGCAGATCATAGATTTCGCTCACGCTTAGCATTAGTCTCCCTCCAATGAAAGTAGTGCTTCAGCATAGCCAGCTACCTTAAACCAGCTCATGTTAGATGGGTTGCTTTCATACTCGCTAGACGCAATGTCAAAAATCTCTTGTAGCAGAGAATGTCCAAATGTTGCCATTGTTTCTCCTTTCTTCGTGGCTGATGTATTTATACTAATGCTCTCTACCGTCGCCTATCAACAACTACCCGCGTGACGTGTACCACATCATTGTGAGGGCAAAATAAGACCCCCGCATGTGGCGTCATGCAGGGGTCTTATCAGATGAACAATCAATACCCAGTGTACCGCGCCAACAAGAGATTGTGCAGCCACTAGGGCTTGTTCATCCAGTCATAGATGATAGCCTCTGCGACATCCTGTGGACAGTCATAGTCATTCGAGTAATCAGGATACAGCTCATCTCCACTGCCAAACCATAGACCTCGCGCAACCATTCTTCAGTGACGATGAACTGACCATCGCCAATGTACTTGATGCCTTCCATCATACAAGCACACTCCAATCTCTGTCGTCATCCTCAATAAGCTCAGACACGACAGCGGCAGCAACTTCATGTGGTGTATCACCATAACCAGGGTAAACCTCTGGGATTCGCTCACACCACAAATAGTGATACCCCTGGCCATAGAACTCCACGAAAAGCTCATTCGTCATAAGCTCTTGAAGTCTCTCCTTGGTGACAACAAACTCGTCATCACCAATGTACTCTATCCCATCAATTAGGCCCCCAGCTCGAATCATGGCAGCACCTTCCATCCTTCACCGTCTCCGATGTCTTTCAACATCTCAGCGTCAGAGTGAGCATGGTTAGTCCACAAGTCCATCGCATGAACCCAGTAGTACTCCATGTCCTCACCGATAGACTTCAGATAACGAATGTCATCAGGGTCGATCAGGATGGTTCCAGGTGCAAGCCTGTGGAACGGAAGCTGAAGATCATTGAAATTGATAATCATTACACAATCACGCTCCATGCATCTTGATCAATGGAATCCAGAATCTCTTTATCCGTCTGATATGCGTCATCAACATTAAAGGTATTCATCCACATTGGAGCACCCTCAAAGTAGATTTTGACCCAACGTTCACCGTTTTCATGCTCCAGTATGGTTCCAAGCGGAAGCCTGCAAAATGTTAATGGAAGCCCATCAATCTTAAAAACGTTCATTCTCGGTTCTCCTTTGCCTCGACAAGGCGGTACTTAGCGACCGCGTAGTCGTCCTTCTCTTCTCTGGCGAACTGACCAATACGGCCAATTCCACCCCAACCCATCTTCTCAGACAGGTAAGCATGAACGATCTTGTACTTTCTGCCACCGCCTGTCTTGATGCTGCCAGTCTTCTTGTTGAAAATCACGTAGATTTCCTCAGCAGGATTAGTCATCAGTTCTCATCTCCACTCGTTTGCATGTTGATATCAGGAAGGATCGTCTCAGGCCTGAAGGCAACCTTGTAGTGGAACGTATCAACAGACGAGGCGTCCATCTGCTCCACGAAGTAGGTCACGTTATCGGAGATTCCCAAGTAGTGCTTCTTGAACTCACCCTCACCCGTCTTGCAGGTGACTTCGAGCTGCAGGTCTTCCTTATCCTTTGTGATCGAGCACAAGCCTTCGATGCTCAGAAGGTACTTATCCGTGATGCCATTTACAAATACGACACGGCGCATCACCTTGAAGTTGTCACTGTCGTAGCTGATGTTGCGTGAAGCAGTATCAGCCGCACTACAAGCACCAAGCGACAGGGCCACAGCAACCATAGCGACACAGCCAAAAATCTTCTTCATTCCTTGTTCTCCTCCTTCTTCGTAAATAGGTTCATAAGGTTATGGTCGTCTTGATATTTCTTCAAGAACAGATTGTTAGCGACAGCCAGCAGGCCCATAGGCTTAAGGTCATTCTCCATATCAAGGAAGAGGTCACCATACTTAACGAAACGACCATCCAGCAGTGTGTCACCGTTCTTAACGTTCAGCGCCTCTTCGAGCGCCTGGTTCTGCTGCTTAGCAACATCACTCGACACCGGCTCATGGAAGCTGACTGACATCGCCTCCTTCTCCAAGAGGTTATTGCCCTGGATGGTTTCAATGAAGTCCGCCGCGCCCTCACAGGCGAAAGCGTCATCAGCCGGGATAAACCAACTGTCATATGTCTTCACGAAGCTGAAAGTGCCTGCCTTGAAAAACTCAAGATCGACAATCCAACCAGCAGGAAGCTCATCCAGAGCAGCCTCAAGGACTTCCGTGTTGTGAACCAGATCAATGTGATCTGTATCGACCGTAACCAGCATTACTTATTCTCCTTATCCTTCACGTAACGCCACGCGCTGTCAGCACCATCGAGGATGCCAAGAACATGTGGATTCTTACTAAATGATCCAAACCATCCCAGATCGAAGCTACCAATAAGCCCTGAATGTAGTCTTCCTGCCACTTGTCGAACTGCTCCTTGCCAATACCAGCAATGTCAGCTTCCGACAAGGCATAGTTCACCAGGCCCTTGTAGCCGTACTCATCCGACAA